TCACCCTGGCTGAATTTAGCAGCGGGGTGAAGCCCCGATTTTTCTAATGTTGCAATCCCAATCAGTTCCGCCAGAACTGATGAAAACTGTTCTGTACCAATATATATAGGATTCCCGTTAGAGTCCATTCCTCTTATGAAAGGAATATCTTCTGAAGGCTCATTCAATTTCTCTGATTTTGATATTTCCCTAGATGCATCTCCTATACTGATTATTCCAGTTTCCATATTGCTCGGATTTGAAACTATAAAATTTTTAGGAGAATCTATTTGTAAAAATGATGACATTAATTCAGAAATTACTTTTTTCATGGAATCTTTTGACATCTTTTGTACATCCCCATTACTCTTTACACCAAGAAAATAATCAAAATCTTCAACGGATGTAACGTCTGATAATTTTTTATCTGCCATAATTACATGTTTTAATCGTTTGTGTTTTGTTATATAATATTCATTAAACAGTTTCCTTATTATCCGGAAGAACCGGTCTGTAATAAATTACTTTTTCAGATTCATCAGGAGAAAGTGAAAGAAGCATAGGATTCTGGTCTGGCATAGTATCCTCTGATAAAGTATGTGGAGTCACTACTTCAAGAAGCACATCATCAAAATTAAACTTAAAACCAGAAGGAGCTTCTGTGCCGATTACCTCATTTAAGCTTGGATATAAACGCTTTAGTTCCAATGCCTGATTGTTTGTAAGGCTAATGTTATTAATATCTGATGATACTTTTCCCAATAAAGATACGAGCTTGTTCAGGAAATTATAATCCAGATTATCAGGATAGAACAGATTCCCTTCTTCAATCATAGAATCTTTTTCTGATTCTGGTATTTCTTTCCACAATGCCGCTTCTTCCATGGATGAAACAATCATTGATTTTTCAAAACGTCTTTCACTAATTGGAACTTCCTCACTCTGAGTAAGAAGGCATCCGTTACTTGCTTGTAGTATCATTTTTTCTTGCTTTTTCAATCATGTTGTCAATAGCATCAATAAAACGTGGGTTCCCGAACCTGGAATATTCCTTAATCAGTTCCACTTCTTTCTCATCATATTCTTCTTCACCATCTGAATTGTATATCTTACGGCACAATTCAAGCGAAGCAACTCCCCTGCCTGATGCGTAGATAGCATCGGCAAACATTTCTCTTACATCTTCCACTGCTTCCGTGGCGCGTGAAAGACCGTTGAAAACGTGTAATTCTTTAAAATTTAGTTTCATCATCCATTTCCTATTTTGTAACAAATTCCATTTTTAAAATATATAAATATAGAAAAAGCATCAACCCCGTTGTCTACCACTTTAACCCGCCCAGTATAACCATCAAATACCTCGTTGTTATCTCTGAATTGTATTCCTTCGCATGAGAATATACCGAATTTTCCGAAAGCATCCCCAAGAGACAATTGTAATACATCCAAATCCGCTCGATACTTATTGTCTCTTGAAGCCAAGAATAATTGTGGAGATGATGAACCTGGAATATCTGAAAATCCTTGCAATGACGCTGCGGCTTGGCTTCTCTCGTCATAAATTCTAAACTCTGCAAATTCAGAATCAATTAATAATTTATAATTATAGGCTGTTGTTATAGATATATTGCCGGAGAATGTACCTGTAGCAGCTTTCAACTCACCGGAGAATGTACCTGTAGCAGCTTTCAACTCACCAGAAAAAGACCCGCTCGTAGCTACGACTTCACCTTGTATATGTGCTTTTGTAGCATACAGTTCTCCAGATTCTGTCACACGGAAGGGAGCAGAAGCACGATTCTCGTAAGTGCTTCCGGCAAAAATACGCACAAGGCTACCTGAATTGCTTCCAGTCATACCTGCAGTAACCGTACCGTTATCTTTCTGTATAAGCAGGTCGTTTCCCTGAAACAACTGTATTTTTGCATTCTTGGCTATAATCAGTGATGTAAAAATAGAACCTACATTCGCTCCAAACTTTTTCCAATATTGCGTATTAGCGTATGTAATGCTGCTGCTCGATACATGCGTTTTCAAACACTGGTATGCGTCCCATCCGGTTTCAACAGCATTGTTTCTTACCAATACTACATCTATATAACGAACAGGAAGGCTTCCGTCTTTCACATCGCTGTCATTACGGTATTCCGTGTTCAATGCCCATTCAGAATCGCGGATTACACATCCCTGAAGACCGTCTTCCCCTTTCTCGCCAAGCTGTGCAAATACAGCAGGAGTAGAGAATAACCCCCATTCTCCATCTGTTGATTTCCTTCTTTTAGAGACCCATTCGTATGGATAAGAAACAGAAATACCTGAAGGTGAGCGTGTCCATCCACTTGGTATGTAATCATCTATCTGTGCTGTTGTTGGAGTTGAAGGGGTTGAATTTATTGTTGTTCGTGTGTAAATTTCTTCAGTATAAGGTCCGTCTTCGCCTTTTTGAGCAATTATTTCGTATTCTAAAGAGTTTTGTTCTCCCGTTAGTATATATCCTCCATCTTCAAATATAAATCTATTCCCATCATTATCTGTCCAACACCATAAAGGAGGATTGTTAGTTGCATTTTTTGCAGAAAATGAAGAACCACACATTGTTACAACACCCATTTCAGGAACTTCCATGCCAGACTCCCACCTTCCAATATAAGTTAACCCAGCTCCATCTTCACCCTTATCTACTTGTAGAAGCCAATCAGCATTTTCCTTGGAAGGTTCTGTATCTGTCCCGTCTTCTGCTACGCATAGCCACAATATACCATCATGGCTTACACGGTCATAAAATTCATATTTTGTGCCACTTTCCCATTGACCTCTGTCATTTGCCACAAGAACCGGCGTTCCATCTGGTCTTACTTGATTTATTGTACCAGTAAAATACACAGAATTAAGGTACATGGAGTAACCAGACATGTTCAGCCCGAATATGTTCAAATTCGTCAGGTCGCCATACTGCATGGCAATATTCCCAACCGTAAATTCCCAGTCATTCTGTTTCCAGAGAAGTCGGGTATATGTTCGTGTTTCGTATGCGGAGCTTTGTCTTGCTTTATCAGTAAAGTTCCCGTAACATGAAAAGTTCATCTGCGGCTGTGGATGAATAGTATATCCAGGACGAAGCGCATAACGGAATGTCTCATTATTATCTCCCGACACCTCCGTCACGCGAAAATAGGTGGTTGCAAATCCGGAAAATTTGAAGTTACCTTTGCTGTCGTCTGAATCCTCGGTAGAATCCCTTTCATCGCCAAAATGGAAGATACCAAGTGCAATGTCATCCTTAGATACCGCACCAAACTCTCCTTCTTCCAGCTTTAGTGTACAAGTTCCAGTTGTAAGCTGGTTACCTTCCGAATCCGTATCAGGTGTGCATGACAGAATAATTCCGGCACCAGGTACACGCCATTTAATCCCCAGGAAAATCTCTACACGGTTGTACCGGAGTTCAGGAACCTCCAGAAATTCCCACAGGCGAAGTCCGCGCATTTCTCCGTATCCTTTTTTATCTATCTTTGCGCCAAAACCGGTTAAACCTTCGGCAAAACCTTTCTCTCCTACCACAATTCCTGCCATCATCGTAAGCAAGAATTTTGTGGAGTCTTCACGGTCTTTATTGATAAGGTATTGTCTGAGAAGGTCTAAATATTTTCCAGTAAGCAACTTGGTTGTGGGCACGGATTCGTCGCTTTGAAGGAAATCTCCCTCATCTCCCTGGCGTGCTACATCAGAAATCTGCTTGTCGTTGATAACCAGCTTGCCGATAATGGAAAGCGTGCCTTGAACTATGTAGGAACTGAAGCGTTTCAGCGGACGGATAAGGTCATCGGCTGTTACTTCAAACAGTTCTTTCCATCCGGCTGTATCCTGCGTTTGTCCTTCAGGAGTAAAAAGCTTACCGTAGTCCAGTGTAATTTCACGGTCGAGGGTGGCAGCTTCCAGACTGTCGGTGGCGGTAATGCTTCCGATGCGTATGTAATAGAAATCTTCGCTGGGATTCTCTCCGCCGATGCTTCCGTCAGTAGCATAGTCGTTCACGGAAAACAGCACCATGGCATCGTCAGAACCACGTTCCAGACGGGCATAGATGTAGTGTGCCTCCGTGCGGTTCAGACGGGTGTTGTATCCCGTCAGCGTCCAGCTTCGGTATTCTCCGTTGGGCAGATAATCTATGCCGTAGCTTTTCTGCGGAGCCACCATGATGGTACAGCCCGGAACCACCCCCACCTGAATCAGGTTGGGGTTTTCCAGTGCATTTTCTATCATGGACACGCCCTGGTAAGAAATTCGGTATGCGTTACTCTGGTAATCGGTTATCATTTCCCTTTTCTGTATTTCTGATTCATTTTCTCAATTTCCTTAGCTTCCTTAGCCATGGCATTCATAATTCCCAGGATGCGGACCGCCTCGCTGTCGTACACTGCGTCGTAGTCACTGAATCCCTGATACTTCATGATGTTGTTAATCATTTCCACCTCTATCTTGATAGGGTTCTGCCGTCCGTTCTTTTTCCCGTTAGGCGTGAACAGCTCCGGATACATGCGCGCGTAGGCTTCCTGCACGCTCTGAAAATACTGCACCATGACGGGGAACATGCGGGCTTCTACCATGCTAAACCAGCGGGCGTTTTTCTGTATCTGCCCGGAGTTGAACGACCACACGCGGCGCTTACACTTGCGCAGGTAGCGTCCTTCGCGTATCTCTCCCGTCTCGCGCACGGATTCATTAAACAGCGTGGCCAGAAACCGGCATCGTGCCTGTTTCATGCGGCGCAACTGCATCCGGATGGCGGCATGGGTCGATTTTCGCCTTACAAGCGTCTGTAGAACCTTCTGTGCATCCCAGTACATGATAAGCAGATTCTGTGCGGACTGGTACTGCGCAAAGCTGACATCGGACATCACATCTTTCGGTGCTTTCAGACGAAGGGTTCCCATACGAAGGAGGATAATTCCGTAGGGAGTGACGGTGCGTGCAAAAGGATTGTCCAGGAAACCGAGCTTCTGGTCTATCCACTGGTCCACCTGCCATGCCCGCATGGGAATGCGCTCAAACAGGTGGCGAATCCCTTTGCGCCGGAAGAGAAACACCGTTTCACCATTTTCATCGGTCACGGTGCGCCGCACGATTTTCAGTCCGAGAAAAAGCATGAAGCACTTCAGCTTGAAAAGGCGGTCGGCACGTTCCTCGTCGCCTTCCGCAGCCATAGCCTCCTTACGCTTGTAAAGTCTGTTCACCTCTTCCAGCTCTTCGGTCGACAGCCGGTTCCAGCTGTCGGGAAGGGCCGGAAGATGTATCTGGTAGTTTGTCGTATCCATTTGTCGTTTCTTTATACTCCAAAGTTAGGTATATGACAACTGGGAATGAAGGACAAAAAATCAGTGCCTAGTGAAGGCTTGCGGACGCATGACGAAGATGGCGTTGTCCTGATTGTCATAATCGAATATGGGCTGCTTGTCCGGTCCGGTTGTTTCAGTGAGCGGAGGCACATACAGCGGAGAATCCTTGATAAACTCTCCGAAAGAATCCTGATGGTTGGAGATAAATTTGCGGGCCTTTGTCATGGAATAAGCTGCCTCGTTTTCGCTGTACTTGCGCTGTTTTTCCGGACGGCGAGACTCGATGTAGAGTGCCAGCGCCATGCGCAGACAGTCCACCGCCTTCTGCCACACCGCATTTATAGCATCCTTGTCTTCGCCCGTGAAAAGGTCGGACTTTAGCGAGCGCGTACACCATTTCACCAGCGCATCGGTCAGCTCCTCCCCTATCTCCGGCTCTATGTAAGCGCTCTGGCAATAGCGTATGTCAGGCAACATTGAGATGAATTTCTCCCGGCTTTCGTTAATGTCCAGAAAACGGTTCATCTCGATGGCGGTAGTAAAAAGCAAGTCGCCCTGCAGGTAGAAATACCGGCTTTCGCGCCACAAATCGGCAAACACGGGGGCCTGACTGCACGCATCCTCTTCCAGGAATACCAGCAGACGGTCCACTCCGCGACGGCCCTTGAAATACGCATCGCGCTCAAACCGGCTCACGGATTTCTCGTCGGCCTTGTCGTACCCGTCGGTGTACACCTGGTTCAGTCCACCCCCGTCGTTCAGACTCACCGTGAGAATGCCGGTGCTGTTGGCCAGCGACAAGTAGACCACCGGAAGCTGGCAGGCACGTATCAGACGGATTTCGGGTGTAAGGCTTTCTTTTCCCACGTAGGCCGCCGTCACTCCGCCATACTCTTCCATAGCCTTATCGTATTCTCCGCATACCTTTTCGTAGAGTTTACGCCCAAGTATCGGCACAAGAATGTTCTCTTCTGTTTCTTCCATGATTGTGAGAAGTGACTGGTCGCCGCTGTACACGCTGGTGGGCACGTATGCCCTGATTTCTTCGGTTTTCGTTACTAACATAGTCTTTGTGTTTTTCCTCAAAGTTAGCGGTCTGATTCGGTAGTTTGAAGGACAAAAACGAAAAATCGGAGGTTTTATGAAATTTAGAAATAATTTTGATGCGATTTCGGATTAAAATTGTTATTTTTGCGGTAGGTAAAATGTAATAAAACGATGAACATGAAATCTAAAAAAGTTATGAAAAAGACTTACGTGCTCATGCTTTCGCAATCTTTCCCGACCACACATCCCCGGTCGGGAAACCCTACCGGATTCCGTAAGAAATTCCTTTCCGGCGAAAAACGACACACCATCCGGACCAACTTCCCGCTTTGGGCAAAACGCATACACGAGGTGCAGCAAGGTGAATCGGTTATCTCCGTCCGTCAGTGGGAAGGCCGTCCGTATTTCAGCAGGCAAATAACAATAGGCTGTCTGACTGCGGAATCAGGAACAGGTATTCAGAAACTTACCTTCCAGCCGGATCGCGACGGATGTGCCTCTTTCAATTTCTTTGACATCGACGGTAAATATCCGGAACTGAAAGAACTTGCGGCCAACGATGGTCTGTCGGTAGACGACTGGAAGGAGTGGTTCCGGTGTTATGATTTCAGCAAGCCAATGGCAGTAATTCAATTCGGTAAATTCAGGTATTAATGATGAAAGAGTATTTTATTGCTACTGCAATTTTTGTAGGTCTTGTGGCTTTCGTTATGGCAATGAGCTATTTCTCCGGTTTGGATTACGACATCCTTTTCATAGAATTTATGCTTACATACCTAGTGATTAATAAATTATCTGAAATACAAAACGATAAAAAAGAAAAATAATATGGCAGCGTATGACGTAAACGGGCGGTGCGAAGACTGCACATTTGCTGACGCATTTGGAAGAAGTTGCCAGCATGGGATGCTATTCCCTGTCATGGTACTAATTGCGTTTGGAGATGTATATCAGTGTCCGAACTTTCAGAAAAAGAATGCTGAACAGCTTCAGGAACAAATTCGATTAAAGAACAATGAAAATAAATAGGATATGGATTTCAAGAAATTAAAAAGGCTACAAGAACTTGTAGACACCCATGAATGGCAAGAAAATTACGGTCTTATGGTGTGGATAGACTATTCCAATTGCAAGGAGGTGTTTGATGACATATTGAAAGTAGATTTTGAAACTTATGTAGACTGTGTGGCACAAAATACCGGTATTTGCATTTCCCATTTTGAAGATGTGCTAAGCTATTATACCAGTGAAGATATTGAGAGTTTGTTCCCTAAAGACGAAGATTGATTATGACGAAGAAAGAATTTAAAGTCGGAGAAACATTCCAGTGCGGACTGGTAAAGCTGAGAGTAGAGGAAGGCAAAGGATGCTGTAAATGTATATTCTATAATCCATATTATTTTGATTGCGACATTATGCTACCCGCATTAAAGAAAATTTGCGGTGGATGCAGTAAAAATGAGAGGGAAGATAAAACCGATGTAATTTTCGTAAAAGTGGAGGAATAAGATATGGACTTCAAATCACAAATAGGAACAAACATAAACCAGTCACGGAAGCTGTTAGAGCTGGGATTAAAACCAGGCACAGCCGATATGTACCTTGAAAAAAGTAAGACACCTGAATATGGAGAATATCACCTTCATACTATATGTGAAGGTATTGATCCTGAACACTGGTTCTCTGTTCGCATGAACCGAGACATTACTCCTGCGTGGAGTCTTGACCGGCTTCTGGAAATTATGCCAAAGTCAATTACTCAAAGTAACCGCCCAAATGCTGATTTTGCAATGAATAGTGACGGTTCCTTCTGGTTTATTTCATACGAGGAACTTGGATATGATATGAAACACCAGGAAATGAACATTGGTTCTTTTGATACCGCTATTTCAATGATTAGATGGCTTATAGACAATAATCACCTAAACAAAGAATACTTAAAAGCGAAACCATGATTATTGGGATTATATTGCTTACCGTATGGCTTATTCTATCCGGATATTTGCACTATTTAGTTAGAACTGACATTTATCGTTTCCGAAAGGTAAAACAGATTAGTGCGCTTGCTGTGATATGGTTTATCCTACTTATTATTATTATTGCATTTTTTGTTTTTAAATTTAAAGAAAGAATATATGAAAATATATGAGACACCTAATCCATTCTTTTTAAGCGACATATTTGTCTTTGCAGAAGTAGAGGAAATCGGGCTATGTTACATAAAAGTGAATTGTTTTAACAGAATCGAAGAAATTGGTTTTGATATTCAACGAAGAATGTGCCGTCCTATCGAAGACATTATGCAATACGCTAAAAAAGCTGCAAAAATTCGCAGGCATATTTTCAACAGTATTGATATTGAATATTGGGGAAAAATCCATGACAATCCGGAACTTCTAAAAAAATCCCAAAACTTCTCCCCCACCTGCGCAACATGCAACAGTTATGACAACGGGAAATGTACCAATTTCGGGAAGGAAGTAAAAACGGAAAATTCCTGCAAATACTATCAGTCGGACGTGATTGAATATACCTGCCAGCAGTGCGGTCGTAAATACGAAATCACTGATTCCGATGCTGGAAATCGTGAGAAATTTTGCTGCAAAGCATGTGAAAACGGATATTAATCAAAACTAAAAAAACATGAGTAAAACCAAATTATATTATCTGTTTTTGGCAGCATGTATGTGGTGTTGTCGTAACCTGTAACAATATGATTGAAATTATCAAAGAAGGGAAATACAAAAAGAAAATAGCGACCTGCCAGTTCTGCGGGTGCGAGTTTACTTTCGATAAAAGGGACGTGCAATCCAGGAGTGATGGGGAGTTCCCATTTACAAGAATAGAAAAAACATTGCTATATGTTTTGTGCCCCTGCTGTAATGCAGAGATAAGAGAGTGGAGTGATTACCCCACAAATCATAAACAGAATGAATTATGACGGAAGATCTAAAGAAACTGATAGATGAAGTAGAGGGAATCCTTGGTAATGAAGTGGAAGCCACAAGAAGGCTGAAAATGCTCGATGAAGCCATTCAAAACATGAAAGAGATGGAAAATATTCAACTTCATCAGTTCATTATCTACAAAGAACGAAAATTGTTCGGATATAAAAAAGGAAAATCCAAGACTGTCAATATAAACGTGGATGACAAGCTGATAAAAGAAATATTTAGGATCTACCTCAATGAATTGTCAAATCAGGTAGCAGCCGTAAATACACTCTTAGCCAAACTGAAAGTTGGTAATGAACTACAAATAATTGAGCCATGATACCAGAAGAATACCTTAACGAAAAGAAAACGGGCCGATTCACTGGAGGTGAATTATACTACACCGTATCTCTGGACGATGCGATAAAGGCCGTTAAAATGGCCCGCAGTGAAAACAAACCTGCTCTCGACACGCCAGCACCTTCACAATACGGATGGATCTGCCCGAAATGCGGACGTGTCTACTCCCCTACCGTACCCACATGTATGAGCTGCAGAAACCTTGAGATTGCCCATGTAACATGTGCGGACCAGTCGGAACGTATAAAGTAACAAACCATTAAACAATATAGCTATGGAATTTAAACATCAGAAAGACCTCGGTCCAGACGCCATTCAGAAATGGTGTGAGGAACTGGATGGGAAATCAAAAATAGAAATAAATGATACACAAAGGAAACTACTTTCCATTTTCAAAATGAATCATGAGATTGTTGGTAATTTCCTGAATGCACATAAAGAACTTTCTTCGCAGTTTGATTACACTTCTTTCATGATAAATCTTGTCGCTGAAAATTTTCCTTACAAGATAGATTATCCTTCAGCACTTATAATAAGTACACTTATAGACCGTCCGGCCATCGCCGTAATGTATACCAATTACCTCCAGTATAAATGTTTCCAGTACGGAGTCAAGGAAATAAACATTGATGCACTGAAAGATATATTACTTTGGGAAGGAGTATTCAGTGAAGAAGTCTTGCATGAAATGTGGGACAAACAGAAATTTATATCCAGCGATAACCGTCTGCTTAACATGCTTGACTATCCTCAGTACAGGGAGTCTATCAGAAATATTAATACAGGCAATTATGACGAAAAAATAAATCAAAAAGGAATTTCCAAAATCTGTCAAAAAGCCTGGTCAAAACTCGTAGCAAAGATTAAAAAACTACTGAAATAACATATTTACCATGACCGCAAACGATTACTCAATAGAAAAATATGTGTCTGAATACCTGAAACCTCTGGAAGAGAAAGGAACCATATACAGAATACGAATTTACCCTAATCTGAATAGGATACGTTTCCAATTGAAGGAACTAATAAAAGGACTTCCAATAAAAGCAGAAATAAACAAAAAAGACAACTCAAACACAATCAAGTTTACTTTGTTCTTTTCTGCGATTAGTTACCAGATTTCATACGATGAACTAAAAAATATACTCTATTTCATTACAGATGCTAAAGAACGGTTAGAAGGTGAAATGAAATGGGTGAAGCAGTATGATGAAAAGAGCAATCGAGTTGTTCTTGAGGAAGGAAATGAATATATCACCAAATACTTAAAATCGCTAAAAGAAAAAGGTCTTATAAAGGACGTTCATGAAGACTGTGAGAGAGATATTTGGTTTACGCTGGTAGAAAACATAAATGGGAAAGAAATATCCGCGCATTTAAAACCAGGTAAAAATGAAGACTGCGTATTCTTTTATCCCACTACTGGATTTTGCAAATACAGGCCATTGTACAGGGCCGGACTTCTAAACCCGAAGAATGACCCGAATTACAAAGAGACAATTGAACAATATATCCTTCAAGGAATAAAGTATATAAAAGAACAATTTATCAAATAGAAATAAGCCTATGACCGCAAACGATTACTCAATAGAAAAATATGTGTCTGAATACCTGAAACCGCTGGAAGAGAAAGGAATTATCACAGACTTGCGGGTTATTCCATGCAGATGCCGCATCATGTTCAGACTGAATGAACCCTCACGCGAAAACTCAATGAAAGTCATTATCGAAACAGAGACGGATGAAGACCATATTACATTTTTCAAGTCCGATGTGTCAGCAGAGGAAACATTCAGATCACCAGAACGGAGGTTTATTTATCAAAGACTGATGGCTGCAAATAAATCCCTTAATGATGAGCTAAACAGAAAATCAGTAAACACCGATTTATACATTACGAAATACCTGAAGCCGCTGGAAGAGAAAGGACTGATAAAGGACCTCGCAACGTGTAAGAATCATAGCGTCTGGTTTACGATGGTGAAAAACATTAAAGGCGTGAGCATTACCGTCAATTTAATCCCGGGAACGACAGTAGATACTGTTGCGTTTTTCCCTCTTCCTATTGATATAAATGGTAACGGAGTAGTAACAACATTTATTACCAATCCGATAAATGATGACCACTACACGGAAAACCTTGAAAAACGTATTAAGGAATCAATGAATAAACTGAAAGAAATATTTGATAACCCACTACCGGAATAAGATTATGGAATCAAAATCAGAAGGTGCAAAAAGACTGGAAGAAGATGTCCTTTCCATAAAGCAAGAAATGGAAACCGAGCTCGCTCCATACAGAATGAAACTCCTGGAGATACATAACGAAATGAACAGGATCTCGCAACCATACGAGAAAAGAATCAAGCAGAAAGAACAGGAATATCTCGATAAATTCCTTGTAGACTGTAACGGGAACATCATTCACACGGGAGACATCCTGACAAACAACGTAACTGGTGAGTCATTTAAGGTGGTAAACCGGTTCCAGCAAAAGGTGTTTCATTACCTCGGGAATCCGCGTGTGGTGGTCGTAAAACTGAACAAGAAAGGAGAGCCTGGTAAAAAAGAATTTTCTATATTTACAAGTGAATTACAGAGCTGTTATAAGATAAACAAATAAACCATGAAAAAAGAATTTACCGAGGACCAGCTTGTATATATACGAGACGTTTTCGTTCATGAATGTGACAGATATATTGATTCAGGCGAAAGGGATATGGCACAGGAAGCACTGGATATTGTAAACGTAGTGCAGTCAGAATACGACTGTGACGAATACGCCGACCTGGAATCTTTTGTACTGGACGAAAGCGGGACTTATGGCTACATAGAAAAACGTGAATTGGACGAAAGTGAAGAAGAAGCTATAAAACTGATGATTCAGTTTGCCAAATCTTCGGAACAGGACCCATCGGAAGAGCTGAAAGAAGCGGTAAATGAGCATTTGTATTTAAACGATGCAAATCGAGGAAAAACAAAACTGGATGTAGTAATGAATAGAAAAGTAAAGATAAACAGACTCATTATTCTTTGCATAAATTCATGCGAGGAAAGCGAATTGATAAGACTTGATGGCATAGCAGACTTGCTGGCCGAAAACATTTAAAACGAATAAACCATGGAAGAAAGAAAAATAAACTTTGAAACAAACGATGATAAGACTCCGGTTCTTGATCCGGATGGGAAGCTTTACAATAAGCTTATATCTTCTCTAAAAGAAATGAACGAGAATTTCTCCCTAATGCTTTATCTATTAAATAACGGCAGTCTTACAGAAGGTACAAAACAGAATAGCATGTCATTGTTTGAACGGAAAGCAGTAGAAATTCTGAATCAACTTGGATATGATGGATATTTTAACAAAAAGGAAAATGAATACACCAAAGAAATACGCTCACTCAACCAGGAAAACAGGGAACTAAGAAAACAACTTGGAATGAAAGTGTCAAACGAAGATGTAAGGGAACGGTTTAAGCTTATACGTAGCGCAATCGAGCGATGGTGGAGAAATGAAGGAACGGACAATGTAGAGGATATTATATTGCAAAAAGGTGGAATAGATGTTTCTTTAAGAGGAAACTTATTTATGGGAGTTTGCGATAAAAACCAGTTGAATGTTCTGAAAGAAAAAGGATTTGATCTTACTTATTCTGAATGGATAGGTGAACATACACTTTCCGCTACCGAAAATAACTTTTCTCTGATAAAAGATAAAATAAAAAAATCTTTTCCACATTCAAACATCATATCCATAGACACACGTTACAGAAAGTTAGACAAGGATGGTAAAGAGAGGGCACTACTTATTGAGACCATCAAAATATATATATCCGACTTAAACGACATTAAAATCACAGAGCCATGACCGAACTGAATACTGAAAACGTGGACCGAATTTTCGCCGACTGCATGTTTTACAGCCACGAAGAATACGAAGAATGTAAGAAAGAAGGACTTCATTTTTTTGTGCGTTCTATTCAGAATACCAATGTAAATGTAGGATTCCATACGGAACGTATCGAAAAGCACCGGCAGGAAATCAGAGAAATGTTGTTGCAATTACCTGACGGATTCTTTAAAGATAAAGGTGGCGGAGCTTCTTTCCTGCAAGCTGCTTGCGCAAAAGATGGAGAATTATGGACAGGATTCCATACAGAAGTAGAAAAGCTTTGCCTGCTTGGACTCGCTTCGAAACAGATGCGGATGCTTACACCAGACGCGGAGATATGGCCAATGCTACCAGGCGGAATGCCCTATCTGCGTGTGGAAATAGAAAAACAAACTGATTAATTAATTTGATATGAAAAAGAACAATCTAAAACCCGGAGACAAACTGATTATGGCCGGCTATCTATGTACTTCTTTCTCTGTAATAATTATTTATTTCACTACTAACGACATTCGCCTGCTGATACTATCTGCATTTGTCTCTCTTTCTGTATTGGCCGGAATGATCATAAATATCCTGAGCCTGCTGATGAAAGTGCTTGTTGAAGTAGAGAAATCAAAATTTAATACATTGATAAACAACACTATGCAGTATATTTCAGATACATGCAATAACGAAAATAAAGATTCAAAAAGCAAAGATGAAGAAAAATCGTAGTTACGCGAGTTCAGTGGCGTAGTATCGCCACCAAAAAATCTATTAAGCGCGACTGAAGTGGCGATACTACGCCACTGAAAAATCTATTAATAAACACTTGAGCCAAAATCAACAAAAATCCCGACAAATCAGACGTTTTGCCGGGATTTTTTCTGTGAATAAAACCAAAAAAAGAAGAAAAATGTATGTTATAGCGTGGATTCTGTCTCTTCTGTGCCGGTTGCACTACGGTCGAGCGTGGTAAATGTCTGCTGACGGATGACTATTTCTCCATGCTTGTCCCATTTATTGAATGTATAGATATTCTTCAGGAACCGCAGATAAATGCGCTGCCGGGTAGAAAGCTGGTTTTGCTTGAGCAACTGCAATTCGCGCATGTAGGTACCTCCGGTGCTTCCGCTATTCCCGGGTGTGCTTCCAATCAAAGAAGGGTGAACCCCTATGGCAAAGAACACCACGCTTGAGATTTCGGACAACTCCTCTTTTAAATCCCTGGAATTTGTCAGCTGTGGCACGTCCACAATTTCCACCGCATGCTGCATCGTCTTCCCGTCAGGGCCTACAAACGAGTCAAGACAAATAGTTTTCCCGTTGTTCTCTCGGCGTTGAAGGAACTCATTCACCTTCTTATAGATACTGTCACGTACAGCTTGTTTCGCTTCGGTAGTATCCGCTCCCATTTCATCGAACATCGCACGAAGGTATTCGTTGTTGATGAAAATCATTTTACCCCACATGGTCGCATTCTGGCGGGCCATGGCCTTGTCGGTAATCAATGTCGTGGCGTAATCGTAGGTCATCGACGGGAAGATACTCCACCAGGCTGGCTGCGGGTAATAAGGTTTCAGCATTGAAGGGTAATAGCTTGGGCAGCAGAACCAGGTGGTACGTTTCTTCGGAGGACGGTTCTTACTCTTTTCTACCTGACGACGAAGCTCCGTAAGCATATTTTCCGGCATCAGTGTGGGATAGGCCACCACATCTTTTCTTTCCAGCTTTGGCGTGGCATCCTTTCGCCACTTCTCCGCATAATACACGTAGTTTATGCGCATCCGTTCGTCCATTTCCTCCATTCGGCAGCACACCGCCGGAATGTTTCCTAACTTGACGATTTTCGGGTCCCACTCTTCGTCCTTCCGTCCGATGCTGAGACCGATGGTCGGGAAATAAATGTCCATGTGCGCGTCGTCTGTCATGCACTTCAGGTAGTGAAGTTCCAGATTGTTATTTTCGCAGAACTTGTCCCATTCCTTGTCTGTCTCTTCCCAGGTGCGATAGTCTTCACGAAGCTGTTTCAGCTCGTATTCCGGTGTTCCAACCTGTGCGGTATCTTTCTGTTCCTCTCCGGACACGGCCTGCGACCAGGTGATTGTGCCTCCCCCACCCTGCTCTTCGCCGCTTTCTGCTTTCTGCTGGTCAATCTGTGCCTGAATCTCCATGATGCGGTTACGAATCAGTAGTCCGGCATCCTTGAAGGGAATCAGCTCAGTCTTTACCGTACCGTTTACGTAGCGTGACCAGCGGTACATAAGCTGCGGCCCGAGCCCTACGGTCAGGTCGATAATATATTTGATGGCGGTTGCCGTGTACGGCAGACTGCCTACCAGCTTGTAGATGGTATTCGGCAGCATGTTGCCCGGTCCCCATGGAATGTAACCCAGACCGGGTGTCCCGGCATTGCTGACCGGCACCGGGTTTGACTGCCGGCTGTCGAAAATATCAAACGTCCCCTGAATGGGCAGCCCGCCAATAGCCCCTCCCACTTTCATCATTTCCGAGGAAGATACAGACGGGATTTCCGACACGCGGGCCATGCCGATATACTGGTATCCACGGTCTACGAGTGAAGTCACTTTTCCTCTGAACTCCTTTATTCCCGGGTTGGACTTCTTACGGTTTATATTTTTTGTGTTTGTCGCCATATAACTACTTAACCAATATCTTTGTGTCGTTAATCTGCAGAATAAGTACGTCGTACACGTAACGGAAATCTCCGTTTGGCATTACCAGTTTACGGTATCCCTTTTCTCGGTTGTACGAAACGGCACGCTGCACGTTGTAACATTCGCTTATCGTTCCGTCCTTACACACAAAACGTATGTCGAACGGCTTGTTTTTCCCGTCCGGAGTGCGGGCATTCATCAGCTTGTACGCCTCCGTCCAGAGCAGACGTTTGGTCGGTTTCTTCATCTTGCGTTTGTTTTGGTACAAAGATATACAAGGTTAATATGGTAATGAAGGACAAAAAAAACGCACCTCCCTTCACAGGGAAGCGCGGTAAACATAACACTGATAATGATTGTATCAAACAACATTACTTTTTGCGATTATCCTTCCATCTTCCTTCACAGGAAAATAGGATTTTGTGCAAGTTTAATTTTGTCAAAATAAAGAATAAAGTGCACACCACCGTGTGCAATAACATGGTTACTATTTTTCTCATGATGATGCAAATATATCCTATTTTCTCTGAATATCAAAAAGAAAAAGGATGAAGAACCACTGTTCCCCATCCAGGTGTAATAAAACAAAGAACATTTTCATGCTCAATTCTTTGCAAATATAATGTTTTTACCGCACATAAGCAAACTTTGAAACTAATTGATTATCTGATTTATAATAAATACTTTTATTCAAACATGCTTTTATATAAAAATACTTTTGCTCTTTTATTATTTCATGCTTTTATATTTTCATTCATTTGTATTAAAACATTACTATTCTTTTGCATATCTGTATATTTGAATGTAAATACTTTTACTCTTTCATACTTTTATACTTTTATGTTTTTATACTTTTACTCAATTATTCTTTTATACATTCATACCTCTATGATTTTGTACTAAAACATCTTTCCCTCACCATTTTGTATTTTCACACAAAAGTATGTTTATATAAAAATACTTTTATGTTTTTATGTTTATATGTTTTTATTCATTTATACTATTATTATTTTATGTATCCACACAAAAATGCTTTTATTTTTTTATTCAAAAATACTTTTATGCGTTTGTGCATTTGAATATTTACATTTTTGCATAAAAATATTTCTGTATTTATGGCGGAAATGAAAAAAAACGACTATCTTTGCAGTGTAATAAAACAAAAACATTTGATATGGCAATTACAATTTCTTCATTCAACTTCAAGGGTGGAGTAGGGAAGACCACTACCACCGTCAATCTGGCAAAATCCTTACATTCTCTTGGTAAACGTGTGCTGGTCATAGATGCCGACGCACAGGGTAACGCATCTAAAATGATGGGATTCCGTCTGGCCACGGAAAAGGATGGTAAAACCCTTTACGAAGCCATGTCCGGAAACGCCAGCATCATGGAATGTGTGTTCTGTGAAAATGAAAACGAAGAAAGCTTCGACTTTATTCCTTCACGCCCGAACTTATACCAGTGCGAACAGGAACTGGTGAGCCGTACCGGACGCGAATACATCCTGCGCATGATGCTGAACAATCTGGAAGACCATTATGATTTCATCCTGATTGACTGCCCTCCGAACTACGGACTGGTTTCTATCAATGCAATGGTGGCTTCTGACTACCTGCTGATTCCTATCAACTGCGAAGTATTTGCCCTGGACGGAATGGGCCTGATTACCGCAAAATACGAGGAAATCAAAAAGCTGGTGAATCCGAAACTTGAAATCCTGGGTTATATCATGTCACGCTACGACAAACGTCTGTCGCTTCACCGTCAGGCATACGAACAGATGAATCAGAATTTCCCTGGGAAGGTGTTCAATACCACCATCCGCACAAACATTCAGCTGGCCGAATCGCCTGCGCAGCGCATGAACGTGTTCGATTTTGCGCCCAACTGCACGGGAGCTGCCGACTACATGGAGCTGGCAAAAGAGATTCTATCACGATTAGATAACCAGTAAAACCCACGATTATGGCTAAACAACGATTCAACCTGAATGAAACAATGCTTGATGCGCGGCATGGCATTGAGGAAGCACGCGCCAACGCGGAGAAGGCAGGGGAGGAGAGTGCTGCGACTCAGGAAAAGGCAGAAGAAAATACGGAAGAATCTCCTGCTACCTTCACTGCTGAAAACTCATGTGTTGAAGCAAATAACCAGGAAGAGGAAAACATCCGTCCGGAACAAGAAGCTGCGCCCGATAAAGAATCCGTGAAAAGCGAATCACCCGCAGTAGAACGGAAAATAAACGGCATACGAAAAAGAATTAGAAAAGATGAAAAAGAGGGACGCATCATGCGGAATGTCTATCTGGAAGAAGACATGCTGGAGAAGCTGGAAGACATTAAGAAAAGCATGAACAAAGGCCGTAACAAGGAAAAGAAAGATACCTTGGTGTTTGTCATCGACCTGCTGAATGTAGCCGCGCAGGAGTTCATTGACAAATACTACAAAGACATCGTGGGGAAATAATTCCGCACAATTCATACACCGAAAGGGCAGGGAAGCACACGCTTCTCTGCCCTTCGCTTTTTGAATGATGTCACATTTCTATCTCGATGGCCGGATTCCATTTGTCCGGATCAGAAAAAGTGATTCCTGTATTTCCACTGAACAGACGGCAGATGGCGTTTGTGCACCGGTTCCTCAGAAGCGGAACGCCGGAAGCCTGTGCACCGTAAAGCATTTTCCCGTCGGTTCCCAAAGCCTCTATTTTCAGCGTCACTTCAAATTCTTCCGACTCGGTAGGAGTGAAGGTAAACACGGAGAAATAAAGCCCGCTACGGCCCGCATACTCGTCGCCTATTTCCCAGGTAATCGTATAGTCGGATGCGGAATCCGCGTCACCGTTACCGGTAATCACATCCAGCGTGCGAAGATGACCGCCTACCGTCATCCGTACCGATTTCACCGAGGCTGGAAACGCATCTTTCACGGTAATCATGGCACGGCTTACTACGCGCTTCATTTGCAGTTCCTGACTCGAAGCCATATTCTCGTCCACTTGAAGCGAAAAGTCCTGCCAGAAAGTCTCTGTTACTTTCTCAGGAGTATATTTCATGCCTTCCATACTTCCTCCGGTACTGCTGTGAGCCAGGAAGTACACATGATGCGCTCCATACTTCATGTTCAGGGTAAGGGGAGAAGGAAGCGAAACGGTGTCCGCCTGCATCTGCTCGCCGTCCATGTAATCCCAATAGGAGAGGGTAGTAGCCAGCTCGGCCAGCGTGCCGGCACGTGAATTATTCCACTGGTTGATGTCTCCCTGTCCGATTTCCATAAACACCGGAAGGAAAGACACCCTGCACGTTTTCTCACTCGTCTGCTCCATACCCGTCGGACGGACGATGTTTTCCTTGCTGCAAGCCGCCATAATCAGGATGGCAGCCATGCAAATGTTTTTCGACAAATTCATGTTGTTTAGTTTTAAGTTTATACCATAATTAACGCACGTCCGGAGTTTCGTTTCCGTTTTTGATGGATTTTTATTGTAAAGTTCGGAAAGTTTGCACCTTTATATAGTTCGGAATCTTTGCACCTTTACACGAAATAATTTCCCTTACTGACGGAATCTTTTCACCTATTGACGGAATCATTGCACCTACATGCTTTTAAAAACCTAATAATCAATGATTTTCAGAATCTATATAATTATCTATATGTTATAATATAAAGAAACGATAGTTTCTTAAATAAGGGATAAAAAATATATCGGTCTGCTTTTATTAATGATATTATGATATAAGATATATAGTAAAGCGTAATTTGCTATAAAACAAATAGTTATACTAATAAAGGTGCAAACTTTCCGTTTTTAGGGGTAAACATTCCGTCAATATGTACTAAGTTTCCGTGTGTATGGGTAAAGATTCCGTCATATAGGGAAAAATTTCCGAACATATATAGATTAAAGGTGCAAACTTTCCGAACTATTTTTATTCAATATTTTCCGTTTTTGGAAAATATTGTCGTTTTATTTTCCGTTTTTGGAAAATATATCTATATTTGTGCCAAATAACGAACCAATGAAGATTTATTTAGAAGAAAGATTAAAAGAGTCAGGTATAAGCAAGGATGAACTGGCAAAGAGACTGGGTATTTCCAATTCAAGTCTGACAAAGAAATTAAACGGTCCGTCACGTACTAACCTGCAATTTCTGGAAAGTGTGGCCGATGCGTTGGGAATATCTGTTTTCTCTCTTATTGATGATGAAAAATACGTGAAGGTAGGTACATTCCAGTCCGATGGGAATACTTACGAAATACGAAAAATGAACTGATAGCCTATGCGACGGAAGAAAAGCACCACCGAATCAAGCAACTCACTGATTAAAGAACTTAGCTCAGTAGAGTTTATTAAACAACCCTATCTGTATGCCATGGTAGGGGCAGATTTTTCACTCTACCAACGGAGTATTATGATAGAAATCATGAAGTCCATGCAAGACCGCTTCAATGAATTTCTGAAAAACAGACGTGCAGACGGACAAATGTCACTTTTCCCTGATGATCTGGACGATAATCAGATTCTCACATTCCGAATCAGCGCTTCCTCTCTTGGAGTAAGTCCTCGTGACTATATGTATCTTAGTGAGGCATGCGATAATCTTATGAAGATGAACTGTTCTTTTTACAGATATGATGAAGTGGGAAGACCTATTCGTACATACGCGCATCTGTTTTCTACGATTGAAATGCCTATGATTCCGGTTTCAGGCTCGAAAGAAAAAGAAAGGAGGATGAACTACGTGGAAGCGCGTATGGATGCAAAGGTATTGAAAGAACTGTGCGATTTAGGTAACGGGAAAGGTTATCTTGACCACATTTACCGAATAGCCCGTATCTGCAAACGCAAACGTACACCAAGCATTTATATTTATCTTTCCAGATGGAAAGACTTCCCAAAGAAATCGGTGGAATATGTGGAGCTCAAGAAATTCCTGGGAGTGATAACATTGGAAAATGTGGAGGTGAACGGGGTAGTTACTAAGACTTACGAAAAAGACCGATACCCGAAATTCAGTAAATTTTGTAAGGAAGTGATGGACCCGATACGTGAAGACCTCGACCGTATGGCCAGCGAAAATCAGGTGGACTTTACTTTTGATTATGAGCCTGTATATAAGGGTGCAACGAAGAGAGGAAACCCTGACGAGATATTATTTAAAATCAAGCTGAGTGAACTTGGGGAGGAAATGTCGCGTAAACGAAGACAGCAAAAACTTCCCGCCGATATTTGGGACTTGCTTCGCTCTGAATATAAACTGACGGAAACAGATGTGCGTATGCTGACCGATATGCTCCCTGAAGAACTGATGAACGATTTCCGGGCCGAAGTGCTGGCACTTCGTGACCGAATGAACCGGTATAAAGTAAACAATCCGAAAAGTTATGTGGTGACTTCACTCAAGAATTTTATTATCCAGCACACTCCGGATGCAAAAGAAACAAAAGAAGATAATAGGGTAGAGGAGAAGAAAACCGTCAAGCATAAAACAATAAGCGAAGAAGATAAAAGCCGATGGATGGCATTTATGGAACTTCTTCAAGGTTCTGTAAGTCCGGTTGAATTTAGCACCTGGCTGTCGTCGCTTGAATTTGTTTCGCTTAATGGTGAGGAAGTGACACTATCTGTACCGGCTGCATACGTAGCGACTTATATTGACGAAAAACTGAGTGCACCATTTAAGCAAGCGCTTAATGCAGTGTATGGTGAAGACGTAAAACTACTTTATGAAGTAAGAAAATAACGAATAAATCCCGGAACGAAAAGCACCGTCCCGGGATTTTATTTTCACTCCACATAGTCCTTCGTGTCGACGCAAAGTTCTACTTTTTGTACATCGGTCAGTTCAAGAAAAACCGCATACCAGTTGTTCAGGAAAGGGCCGTAGGTAGAATAGTGAAGTTCTTCCGTTTCAAGGTTTATGTTCCGGAAAATATTCCGTTTTTCCTGCTGCTCACGGAGCCATGCAAGAAACTTCTGCATGTGCATTTTCGCTTCCTGAATGGCTTCGTATGACTGCTGCTTGTCGGTAGGCTTCATATTATCCGTTTTAACGAGGAAATAAATCACGTGCACAGGTTTGTCCATACCGCCTTTAATCGTCCCGTCCTGGGCAAATTCGTAGCCCACACAAGGCGATTTCAAGTCGGGCAGCTTGCTCATGAACGATGGAATAGCTACAATGTTGTCGAAAAGGAAAAACCGTTTGTTCTTTCCGGTTTCTCCGGGCGTATGAAGCATGGGCTTGTACTTGGTGGCCCATTCTTCGATGATTTCTTTTAATTCTGTCATAATTAAAATTTTGTGGGTTTTCTTATTTCTTTATCCAGTAACATTATAAATCCGATAAAAGCAAAAGCCAGTAACGAAAGCCATATTCCCAATTTCCCTAATTCAGCATAAAGTAGCATGACTATCATAGCTGCTGTGATAATTCCTCCCAGAAGATTAGTCAGCTCCGATTCTTTTTGGAACATGAGGAAGACACCCAGAAGAAGGATAGCCAGTTCTATTCTTATCTGCTGGAGAAAATACATCCCTACCAGCAAGAACGTGTTCGACAATATTCTAATTATTGTTTTCATTTCATCCGGAATTTATAATCACTTCGTTTAAACTCGTCCTGGAAAGAAACCAGTACGCCGTTTTCGATGAAGTCCTGATAATAGGAAGACACGAGCACTTCCAGTCGCCGGAGCTGGTGACGCACCTCCATGGCGATGATAGGTCGTGACTGGCGGTCGCCTTCTTCCTTCCATATCTGATAAAGCTGGTTGAAACGTGCATCCTTGCTGCGTTCCACATCTTCGATTGGCTGTCCGGCACCGACACCCATATCTACGAAATACAGGTAATAGTTGAAGAAGAAGGAAATCTTCTTTGTGTCACCTCCGGCCCCATTGAACACCTTGGCATACATGCGACGGTAAGCCTGCCCGGTGCTTTTTTTAGCTGCCGGCGTATTGCGGTACCCGATGTACGGACCGGGGAATCCCCCCGGCCATACATGCTGTGTCTCGAAGTTTGTCTGAAGCTGCCGGATCATGTTGTTGGCCCAGCGCGTCAGGTCCAGAAACTCCTCTTTGACCGCCTGACTAATGGTTTTCTGTTCTGACATGGCTTATTCTATGATGTGAGGGATAAATTCGCTCAGGTTGTCTGTTACTTTGGAAGAGGTTTCGCGGATACCCATACCGGCAGAAAGCCCTCCTATCACCCAGGAACCGATAACCGGATACTTACCGTCGAAAGAAGGGATTTCCACCATTTCCTGATATACATAGCCTTCTTCGCCGTAGTCACCACCCGTCTGTTCGATAACCTGTCCGTCTTTTACCAGCGTGACATTGGCACCCTCACGACTGAACACCGGCTTTTTGCAATAGTTTTTCATGCCGGGTGTCAAGTGGTCTGTGCATTTCAGTATGTAAGGAGAATCCGGATAAAGCTCACTCAGTATAGGGAGCATAGCCTTGTTTGACATCAGCGATTTCCACATAGGCTCCAGCCAGAGAATGTCGGCCGTACATCCTTCCTGACTCTCGTTCATCATCCACTCCCAGGGGTATAGCTTGAAACAGCATCTTATTCTTTCTCCGGATGGGTCGTAAAACGCACCTTCGTCCAGGTTGAGCTGTTCCATTTCGATTTCTGCCGTGTTCAGTCCGGCTTCCATGGCTGCTGCCACCAGGTATTGAAGGGTTTCTTCGTCTTCCACATTCTCACGGCAGCACACAAAATGATAACGCTCCATTCTGTACCGGTCCTGAATATCCTTGAAGCTTTGCACCAGGCTTTCGTGAATGGCATTGAACTGGTCAGAGTCTTTGAACAAATCTTCCTTCCACTTCCATTGAACGACGGATGCTTCGAGCAGTGAGGTAGGGGTGTCCGCATTAAACTCCAGCAGCTTTGGCACTCCGTCAATCATCGCGAAATCAAAGCGTCCGTAAAGAGAAAGGTCGTCTCTTTCCCATGACTGTCGTATGGCGTGCTCCATTCCGGCAGGAATGCACAGCTTGTGGAATAGGTTGTAGTCTATTACGTGTTGCACTGCGTCTACATACATGGCATAACACATGTTTGTAGCTTTTTCAATTTCTTCGATTCCCTTCATGGTAAAGGAATAGTAGGCATTTTCTTTCCAGTAGTCCGTGTGGAAATTAAAGCCCATATTCTCTATCTTCTTTTGGTAGTTCTCTCTCGGTTTGATTGCTATTCTTTTCATGGTTTATATGTATTACATAGTTGATAAGTAAAGTAGACAGGATTCCGAACATCCCGATGCCTCCCAGACTGACAAACACCGTAAAAATCCGCCCTCCAGTTGTAACCGGATAAAGGTCGCCGTATCCGATGGTAGTTACCGTGCAGTAGGTCCACCAAAGCGCATTCTCGGCCGTGTTGATGGAACCAGAGTCATATTCAAAGAAAAGGATAAGCACCGGACCCGTCATCATGAGCAGCGTAAAGAGGATGAAGAATGCGAACCTTGCTGTCTGTATGGAATTGTGGCGGCAGTAGGTGGCAAACCGGTTTACGCTTCCTGCAATTCTTATGACCTGAACCAGACGCATCAGCCGTAATGCTTTCAGTCCCGGAAGCCAGCCGAAAGGAATGCTTGCTATCAGGTCGATGAAATTGCGAAGAACAAAGCGCCGTTTATTTTCTGCATGGACAAAGCGGTATATCCATTCAGAAAGGAATACCACGCAGCATACGTTGTCCATCCAGAACAGCAGTCTGCCCATTTCCGGATTTATGGTGATTGACTCCTGAAGAACGAGCGAGAACACCACAAATACTGTCATGGACAGAACTACCATTTCAACCGGTGACAAGTTGATGTCTTCGTCCATCAGGCAGAGATTGAATGTCCTCGTCCGGTACTTCCAAACACTGCTCCCTTACTGGTGCTTTTACTCCCGAAAGTGGAGCTGCTGTAAGAGGAGCGGGAAGGAGTGATTCCGGAGCTTACGCTGGCCGGCGGAGTGACCTGCACACCGGAAGAGTTGGTGTAGTAACCCTGCGACGGATAGTAATAGTAGGTATTTCCTCCCGGACTGGACATCATCCATCGCATCAGCATGGCATTATAAATCCAGCTGTTTCCGTTGCTGTCGCGATACGTCTGGTTGTTTGTCGGATTTTCAGGAAGCATGCTTCTGTCTCTGTTTGTGGAGCAACTGCAGCTCGAAAAAAATGCAAGTGTAAGAATTGCAATAGCGCTTGAGTATTTCATTTTTCTGATGGGTTCTTTAAGCCGCCCAAGGCTGGTTATACGTAGTCTAATGTTTTTATACTTTTATGTTTTTATGTAAAAGTAGTTTTTCTAAATTACTTTGTTTTCTTTTAGCCTTTTGTTCACTTCCTCATACACGGAATAGAGCATATACTTTTCCCCTCCGCAGCGTGTCATTCTTCTAAGAGACATGTGTAACGCAGACAATCCAATCCCGTTTTTCCTCGCACATTCAGCTACTGAATAATAAACTTCTCCTTTTGACAAAGCGATTACTTTTTTACTCATGCCAGGAGGTGATTTCCGGTTAGGTCCAAAATTGCTGTTGGGGTCATTAATCAGTCTTTTACTGAGTTCTCTTGAAATCTTACGTCGCTTTTCCTGTAGTTCCTTTGGCCAGTTTTGGAATGACTTGATTAATTTATGACCTTTACAGAAGTGACCAGAGTCTTTTTCACGGTGCTGATTGAGACTAAATTTCAAATCATCCATACGTTGCTCTTCATATATTTTTCTGAAGTCCTTCTCGTAATACCATTGAAGCCCTTTGCATATAGATTTTTTCCGGCAACTATTACTGATTGCATGTCTACTTCTACCGGATTTTTCTGTTGCCTCTTTAATAGATTCAAAATACCCGGCCACAGTCCCGTCAGGATTTACCGCGACTACTGGATGTTTACTACCTCTTGTGTATTGACTGTTCGATGGCATATTTTTGTCAAATTAAACATAATTAGGTTTATGTCAAACTCTTTTTTATCTGATTTCTTTTTCATACTTTCATGATTTTATTCTTTCAGGCAACTTTGGAATGTTTCCCAGATATTCTTCTGCACAAAGCTTCACAAAGGACGCGAGCCATATTTACCTCTACAGCATTCCCAATAAACTTCTTCTGATCGGCTTGTGTGCCGACAAGAATATAGTTATCAGGGAACCCCATAATCTTTTTCAGCTCGTCTATGCGAAGCATACGCATCTTTATGTCTGCCAATCCATACACAAGCATAAATTGCTTGATTTTTACAGTCATCGGGCTGTCTCCATTTTCTATGCAGATACCTATGCCATCTTTTGTGTTGACAAGGTAAGGAGGCATTTTATCCATTCTTGATATAAGCGTGAAACACGGATTATCTACCGAACCGCTTGCACTTGCAAATTGCGGATTCATCAGGAAGCTTTTTCTTTTGCATGTAACTAAGCTGTATTTTGGATTTGTTGTGATAGCTCCTAAAGGCTTTTCTATAGATGCTGCGCTTGAAGCTCCAAACTGCTGGTCGATGAATACAGGTGTCAACAATGCAAGCCTGTCTTTTGTGGTCACAGTCGGAGCAGGCCTCTCTACCGAATGGTTGTTCCCGTTACCGTAGTAAGCTGTAACAAAAGCATGATGATCTTTACAGGTGATTGTTCCAGCAGGTTCTTCCACAGAAATATTTTTGCTCTCAGGATGTCCGCTGTACTGCTTGGATAGGAAATGGACCTGAACTTTTGCAAACCTATTTGCTGTAGTAACCACCCCTACCGGTTCTTCGATGGATGTACAAGTGTCTTGTGTCCTTACCGTATTATAACGTGAAATAAAGGCTTCTTTCCCTCCGGCCACAAACTTAATCAGACCGGCATAAATACGTTCGAGCGTCTTTTCAGCAAGCGGTTTCTTCCTTGTAAAAATGCTTTCCCCTTCGTCTGAAAAATCCAGCACTTCTTTTACGGGTCTCCATTTCTCCAGCTTACTGAACATGTCTTTTCTTCCATTCTTGCAGTGTGTCGCTTCCGGAAATACGATAGGTAATCCTCTCTTTGCGAATATGCCAAAGAATCGTTTTCGAGTAGTGTATGCTCCATAGTCGGCTGCATTCAGTATCCGCCAGTCAAAGTCATATCCGTATTTCTTTACATTTCTTTTCCACTTCTCATAACAACGACCTTTATCTTTGCTTACCGGATGGCCTTTTTCGTCCATGTCTCCCCAGCTCATAAATTCTTCTACGTTTTCAATCTGAATATAGTCAGGGTTTATGGCTTCAATGTAGCGAAAAAGATGTTCGGCCAGTGTCCGGCTGTCTGCATCGCGAGGTTGTCCGCCTTTTGCCTTGCTGAAATTGGTACATTCCAGCGAAGCCCATAGAACTACATACGCATCCGGATATTGCATTTTCATCTTCTCTACATGCGCGACCAGTCCTGAAAGCTCCAGCGTTCGGATGTCCTCTGTGAAATGAAGCGCGTCCGGATGATTGGCCGCATGGCTGGCGATGGCATTAGCATCGTGATTTACGCATGCTATTACTTTTGCACATTGTGATTTGTTGACACGTGCATTTTCTACACCGGTAGAAGTTCCTCCGGCTCCACAAAAAAGGTCGATGTATAATAAATTAATCATTTTATCTGTAAAATTTGAAATGTGAGTGTGTACCCTTCGGACGCACATTTCGGTTAAACTTTGTATTGTACTTCTTACCGTCCTTATGGGGTACGTGACGGTTCTGACCGACAATACTGAAATAGAACGGCACATGGCGTGAGGTATGGCGGTTGCGATTGGCTATCTCATACTGGCTCTCAAATATTTCTTGTCTGCGATAGTATCCTCTAATAACATGGCTTTGTTCGTCTACAATCTGTTGTCTGAAAAATTCAAAACCTGTAGTTCCACTGTACACCAAACCACAAAAAGAATCATACATATCTGTATAACTTTTATCAAAGGTTTTTCCAGAACCTAAATCTGTTCCTATAGATTTATAGTCCTTTTCTTTAGGAATACTATCGGCATACTTTTGAAGTGATTCTGCGGCTAAAGCAGTTGCATCACTAAATTTACTTACCGCTTGAGCCACACTATTTACGGATTCCATAAATAGAATTTGCTGTTCATTGATAAGTTTTATAACAGCCTCTTTTATCCTATTCTCCGGAAGTTTGCTTGCAACGGAAATAACATGTATGGCCTCCAGAACTTTTTCTTCGTTCAGTTCCGGATATTCTTCTTCATCAGGGAACATACTTTCCTGATATTTGAATCCAAGCTGCGCACGCAACCAGTCCCTGTATTTTTTATTTCTGTTCCACATAAATCATCCACCTATTTCACCTTTCAAACGCTTGATGGTAAGGTTTCTCACCTTGATAGTCCCTTCCTGCTCGCGGACTTTTGTTTTGAGCGATGAAACCCGGCGTTGCAATTTCTCCACCGTGGGCGTGTTGTTCCGCTCATAGTTCAATTCTGCCTGAAGCTTTTCCACCTTCTTCTCCAGCTCCGCTGTGCGTGCCTGTTCGCGCCGGTAGTCCCGGCAGAGGTACTTAAAAAGTATCTCTACCGGAATGTCCAGTGCCTTATTCCACTTTTCCATCGTCTTCCTTCTTTTTGATGTACCACTCGAACTCTTCCAGCGGCTTGTCTACCACAGAAATGTAGTCTCCATCACGTTTCAGAACGCCTTTGTTGATAAGTTGCCGAATAAGCTTCAGACCGCTTCCGTAACCGTAATGAATATTCAGCACGTTTATCGGGTCAGTATTGATACATTTTTTTCCGCCCTTTTCTGTGATTCCTAAGTTGTGGCATACACGAGCGGCCGCAGACAATTTCTCATAGTCGTATTCCTCGAACTCAGGCTGTACTTCAGCTTCGGCCTGATACGGATATACGTCCATGATGGCGGTCTCTGCGATGGATGCAATGACATAATCGGCCATCGTACCTTTCATTCCTTCGTCCAGCTTCTTCACCGCATCTCGAAGGTCGGCAGCCTGTACCAGAATGTTGGTGGCTGTCTTCTTTTCTGCACCGCTTTTCTCGTCGATGGTGATAAAGTACAGCTTGCATTTGTACCACTTGTCGGCAGCTTCCTCGTCGGACGGGAATATCTCGCTGTAGTTGGCCCGCTTGATGTCGATCACTGTGAACTCTCCTGTAATAAACGGCGTGACTTCTTCAATGAGACGTGCTTCGGCTTCGGTGAAACTCAGGGCATCTACCAGATAGGGCTCTGTCACTTTCTTGTTCATCCCGTTTTCCGCTACCTTTTCGTAGCGGATTTTTCCTTCAAACCATGTGTGCATCATAATTTGTCCTCCATTATTTTTTCGCGTTGTGCAATCATGACATCGGCAAAATCATAGGCCATCTTAGCCAACCATTCCTCGTCGTATGCTATCACTGATTTATATTCCAAACCAAATAATTTTTTAATCTTATTTTTAAAAGTCATGTATTCTGATACATTTTTCTGCATCAATACCTTCATCGCTTCCATAGCGATGTGGTCTCTACTGATATTACTTTCTGCCATAGTTATTTTATTGAATTAGATAATAATTGTCATTATTGCGTAAGTAGCTAAATCGAGAAAAGCATTTTCCACTTTTTCTGATTGTGATTCTGCTTCTTCTTTATCCAGCAAAAAATATATTTCTTTAATCTTTGATTTCAGAATTATTCCAGCTATCGGTGTACCTCGTAGAGCAATCATACGATAAAACTGAACATTAGCCTGATATATTTCTCTTTTACATCTTTCTTCTATCTCTTTTTCTACAATCATCTTTTCATGATGATATTTTTTGTAAAAAAACAGCAGGAAGTATATGGAGTGATTGTAAATTTTAATCATAGAGGCACCAATATCACCATCTTCCTCAAAAGAATTACATTCTTCATAAAGAAACTTCAGGAAGTTTGGCATACCAGGGTGAACTACTTCCTTCGGGAATCTTATTTCATCGGATTCCATCTTTTTTTTAAAAGATATTTCCCATGAATTATCGGAACATTCCCATACTCCACAAAAAGGATTCTGGTAACTTGTATGACCTTGATAAACAAAACCTTTTCCCATATTTTACTTTTGTTTCCTGATCCAAATAATTGTCATCACGCAGTAGTTGGCCAGGTCCAGATAAGTATCTTCCAGCCTTTCGTCCTTCACCTGCCCTTCACCATTATTTTTAATCAGGGAATTTATTCTTCGAATTTTGTCACCGATTCGGATTTTGGCTACCAGGAGTCCGTCTTCGTCCATTGACTTTTCAAAGGCGTTTCCATAGTCGGCGTTCTTTTTTCGGTAAGTGTAAAGCTGTTCTTGACTGATTTCGGCCATAGAAAGCGTAACTTCCGCATAGTGTTGATATGCAGCACGGGCTATGCTTGTAATATGAAGCAAGCCTTCTATCCGGTCTGAATAGGTAATATCATCCTTGAAACATGGCTTGAACAAATTTCCTATTCTGATATGATAAAGATTAGGATCTCCACCTGCCATTTTATCGTAAGGTACCAGCTCGTGCAGCACCTCTTCAAACTTCTCAACCATTTCATCCATAGTTTCTTCTACAGGATTCTCCGGTTGTTTCTCTCCTTCTTCGTTATCATCAGGTATATTTACCGGTTCAGGCAGTTCTTCCAAAAAATCTTCCGGAACGTCGACTATGTTCCGACCCCACTGACCTACCTCATACCAGAATACAGGTTCACCATCTTTACGAATTTGTCTTGTTCCAAGCACTTTGTAGATTGCAACCTGAGCATTTGAGATATGTTTTAAATCAAATTCCCCCATCTGATACGTCAGGGTCTCATTTGCCAATTTAAGCGAGTCGGAGTCTTTCAGCTTTACTACCTGCCCGACACTGAATTTTGATACGTTAATTTTACCTTCCATATATGTTGCTATTTTAGTTCCTGATGGCTGTTCTTTGCTTATGATCTTTCTGAAATCAAGCTGTGGAACTTTAGTTCTATCTCGGATGTTTAAAATATCCTGTTCTTTTTTCTCAATTAATGGCCAGAAACCTCCGAATAGCTCCATCATATTTCCCGCACCCGATTCCATATCAAGGAAATCGCATAGTATACTTTTATTTATTTTAAGCGGATTTATTTGTTTTTTATTCCTTTTTTTCTTCTTTTCCATCTTCTTCTGATTTATCGTTGTTATCGTTATATACTTTCTCCATTTCGCGGAAAAGGCGTTTATAAACCTCCGGGAGTGTGCCTTTCTCTTTTGTCTCACGTAAAGAAGCAAACAGCACGTAACGGGGGTCTGCACCCAGCATCTTACCCACGTCCATTACCAACGGACCGACGGCTTTCTCTGCATTGGGATAGCGTGCAATGTCGCCCATTGCCTCCAGTTCCAGCAATCGGTTGATACCTACACCGGTCATGGACGCAAACTTTTCGCGGGTATATCCGTGCATCTCATACATGGCACGCACGCCCTGACCGAGGTTGAGTTCGTAGCGGCATCCGTCTTTTAGCGCGAGCTGACTCACTTTGACCGTTTTCAGTTTGCGTAGTGTACGCGCCATTATGTCGGCATCCGCACGCGCTATGTATTCTACCATAGCCTTCTTTGTGCCAAACACGTTGTACAGATAGCGTAGGGTAAGCATACTCAGTGTGCCGTGATTGCGGTAGACTTCCTGACGAAGCTTTCTGAGAGTAATGGATTCGTTTGTTTCAGGTACTGTGCGGATATGGTCTTCCAGGCATAGGTGACGGAACTTGTCAATCACGCTTTCGCCTTCTGCCTTTGCATCGGGCAGCATTTCCATGACATCGTACACCTCATAGTCGTCCGATTCAGGAAGAGGGATCGAAGCGATTTCATTCAGCAGCATACGCACGTTGTTCTTAGTGCCCATGCGTGCCATCAGTGTGCGGTAGTCCTGAAAGCAGAGCCCTTCTCCGGCCATCTTCATGCGCAGACTGGCGATGACGTATTCTATAAACTCTACCTGTAGCGAAACGATTCCGCTCTCCACCAGTTTCAACAGGTCGTCTTTCACCAGCTCCATCTGGAACTGTGCGGTCAAGGTGCGCACATCCGTTCCCTCCTTATCGGGTATTTCAATGTTTCCCACCATCTCACGCAGCATATCTTTCACCGCAGCCATCATCTTTTCGTTGTGCTGGCTTTTCTGCCGGTTCACCTTCCCTACTCCGTTGAGCAGTCCGTCCACCTTCCGGCACATGCAGTCGTAGAACTCGATTCCGGTGGTACACATCATGGCCACCATCTCCATGTTCGATACAAGGTCGCTCTGGCGCACGTTGCACTTGTCGAGCGCATTTTTGGTAGCAAAATAAATGAGGTTGATTTTTTCTCCGTAGGTTTTCCAGAAGATGTTCTGAAGCTTCTGTGTCAGTGTGCCGCCCCCCCTAATAAAACTTCCGGACAGCCCGGGGTGGATGGTTTCTGTAAAGGTACGAACCTGCATGGCATCGTGCGCATTGAATCGCTTCATAAGGTCACTAGACAGATTTACCAGTTCATTGGCTCTGCGCTTCATGTTGTGGCGCATCAGTCCGCGTTCCTTCAGGCAGGAAACCACTTCGTAGATGTATTTCTGAGTGATATTGGTCATCATGATTTCCACCATGAGCAGGTGGGCGTTCAGAATGTCTGCACTGGCCATGCGCTGCTGTGCAGTGTAGCGGTCAAACCGGTTTCGTTTGACGGGAATCATGGATTTCGGACGGCTGATAGAAGCCGCAAGCCCTGTTTCAGAGCTTTTCCCCTTCATGGGTAAAATGGTGGAGGGAGCCTGCAAGAAAGGATTGTTTCCCAGATTCCCTGCCGGGTTTGTAAATTCGTTCATATCGCTAAATGATTAATCTGTTCGTATTAAAAAGGAAGATCATCCTTTTCGTCAGTCATATTAAGCGTTCCCTGCGTAGGCTGCTGTGGGGCCGCTTGTGCCGGCTGAGCGGGTGAAGGAGCAGAAGCCGGCGCTGACTGACTGCCGAAATCGTCGGGCGAAGTAGGAAGCGGAGCAGACGATGATTCTGCCTTCCGTCCGAGCAGACGGAAATCGCGTGCCCATATTTCGGATACATAGCGTTTTTCTCCGGTTCCTTCTGCCTCGTAGCTTCGTGTGCGGAACTCCCCTTCCACATATACCTGCGAACCTTTGCGGGCCAGCTGGCTGATGATTTCGGCCAGATTGTCCCAGGCCACAATGGGAATCCATTCCGTATATTCCTTTGTTTCTCCATTTTCCTTGTTTTTCACTTTCCGGCTGCAGGCGATGGAGAAACTTGCTACCTTGTGTCCGCTTTCCAGCACTTTATAATCGGGGTCTTTCCCCAGATTACCGATGAATGTACATTTGTTAATCATATCGTTTCTTTTAATCTTTAAACTCTAATTTCTGTTGCATCACTTCGTCTGCATAAAATTTATCAAAAGGCTTTTTACTTATCCACCATTTGAAAGCCATTTCTGGATTCTTGCTTAATGACATATAAGTTTTATTCTTTATAAGCCATTCAATGACTTTTATCCAATTATTTTTTACATGTGGATAATTAATTATCTCCTTAGCCTTTTGCTTTTTGCTAGACATTGGGCAAAGAATGCATCCTATTCGATTATACCCCTTGTCATACAACTCGCAATAGGGAATGTGCATTCGTTTCAAGTAGTCCCATACATCCTTTTCAGTCCAGTAAAGGATAGGAGAAACCAGAATTTTGTCTTTCCCACCTACACATGTCACCATTTTTTCCTGATGCTCGCTCCACTGGTCAAATGTTCCGGAGAATTTACGGTCTCCCGTTTCAATTTCATTTCTTTTCTTCCGGTTCGTACTCTCCGATTTGCGTATTCCAATCAGGGTAACTTTCCCTGCACCTGACATTTCCTTAAACTCTTCGCAGCACCATCTAACAAGCCGGGTAGGAAGACATCCCTTCTTTTTTGCCATATCATATATGCTCATTTTTGGTTTTATCAGTTCCACGTCCGGATAGTTCTTTTTTACGAAACGTATAACTTCAGGTGGGTCCACGCTTGTAAGGTTCATGTGAGCCTTGAATTTCACCCCCCCCCCTGTACGGCAAGGTGATAGAGGACCTGAGAGTCTTTCCCACCAGAAAAAGCCAGATAAAAGCCGTTCTCAGGGTCCATTCTCAGTGCCATCTCTTCACTTTTGCGAAGAAGGTTAATGGAGTATTCTATTTTTTCATCTAGTGTCATTTCTTTTAAGATTTAGTCCCGCGCCGGGGAGTCGAACCCCTGAAATGTGAATTTGTCAAAACTTTTAAACTAAACATTATGGAAAACGTGCGCCGACGCACTTCACGCGGGAGCCATTTTATTCAACTTGGCTATTTAGAACTAATTACTTTTTCTTCACCAGGATTGCTCTGAAACCATATCTGAATACCCAGGAATTTCGCCACCCTGAACTCGATTCTTGCTCCACGCCTTGACTTCCAGTTCTGCTGCAGGTAGATGTGACCGCAACGGGAAAGCAGCAGAATGTCCCACATCATGTGCATCCAGTACGGGCGCGATGGTTTCAGTCCGAGAATGATAGGATTTACGGGAGTGAAACCCATCGCGGCAATCTCCTGATCTGCATTATCAAAGTTCTTGTATGCCTGCAGGTAGGAAAGACCGCCTATTTTACCGGAGTTATAGCATTTTATGTTTTTCTTTGCCATGTATTTCAGGTTTTACAAAGGGCTCCGCACGGATGCGGAACCCTGAATTTACAAATACCTTTTATCACCCAACATGTCATTGTATGACATGGCAAATGTAATAATTTTAAACCGAAATCGCATTAAAATTGTTGCTAAATTTCATAAAACCTCCGATTTTACATGGATTCTTGCTGATGTAACAGATGTAATGCGCTGAATAAGTGATAGATAAATGCCATCTTTGTCTTTTATGGTAAAAACGACGCTTCGTTCTACTCCTTTTTTGGCATTCCGGATAGATATTTCGGGCTCTTTTCCTGCTTCAATCCACTCCATGAGTGCAGCCGCTGTGTACGACTGTTCGAAGCATAGAACGTAGGTCCGATTGGCGAGTGTGAGCATAGATTGACATACTCCCACACCTAAAGGAATGGGATTTCAGTTCACACTAATCGTAAGGTTTACCAGTTCAGTAATGAAAAACGTCTGGAATGTTTGGGCTGCATCATTTCAATTTTCCGAAGTCGTTCGTCGTCAATCACCACATTCGGAACATCGCACGAGTCGCAGGATGGTTTCATCACACGCACAATACCGAGCGCGACGGCCATTACCAGCAGGCGCTCGGCTGAATCGAGCGTGGCCCCTTCGTATCGGCTTCCGTGACCGCGTGCCAGAATCCATGGAGCGCCTTCCGGACGATTGCTGTAACGCATCACGCGAGGAAGTCCCTTCACAGCCGAAAGCACAAACATATATTTTTCTTCCAGCCGGCTACGGCAAAAGGTATGCGCACCTTCCGTAAGTCCTGGAACGGTTACGGTTTCTCCGCAACGCTCGTTTGTGCGGTAGGTGGCATACTGGTATATGTGGTTTATTGTGTCGGTGGTGACGTTCATGGCTTAAATAAATCTCCTTGTATTAGTTTACCGTTTGCGGTATTAATCTCATTCATGCACTCCTCACGGAATCTATTTTCTTGCGCATCGAAATAATCTTTGTCTATTTCTGTGGCATAGAAATCAAATCCCATTTTGTAAGCAGCTATTCTGCTACTTCCGCTTCCAAGGTGAGTGTCCAGAATCTTATCACCTGGCTTAGCAAAAGTACGTAAAAGATAAGCATACAGGTCGATTGGCTTTTGCGTGGGATGAAATTTACCCTTGTCTGCTTTACCTCCCTTATTTGATATGCTTATATGCTTTGCTGGTTTATTAAACGATGTCCATGCAAATTCGCATTGAGAGAAGTTTTCCCAAACTTGTTTTTTGTCCCAACATACAAAACATCTTGTTGGAGGAAGAGGAAAGTAATTACCTCCCCAAATAATCTGATTCTGGCTTACGCGAAACAATTCATCAAAGTATTCCTTTGTAGGACGGATGTCCCATCGCTGGATATTTCCCCTGTTTAGACACCTGTTTTTAAGTTTACCTCTTCCATGGGTACTTTTTTGTCTAATCCGTATGGAGGGTCCACGATGGCCAGTTCAAAAAACTTGTCGGGTATGGACCGCATGTATTCCATGCAGTCCATGTTATATGTTTCGCTTATTGGCATACCACTATCTCACTACAAGATTATTCTTTTCAACCAGATGCACACAGTTTATTTGAGCCAGGCAGTCGGCCAGCGGAGTGTGTCTGTCCGCCACCTTCGGAGGAAGAAGACCTGCACTATCCAGAGCATCCATATACGGACGCACATCGCGCACTTTCCGGAAGTTCCACGGAAGCACTTCTTCGTCGCATCTGTACACGTTCAAGTTATACCATGAATACATGGAACGAAGCATAGCCACGTCGAAATCAAGCTGAAGACACCATAACGTGAAGTCGTTCCCTTCGTCCGTAGCAGCTATAAATTGCATGAAATCCTCCAGGAAATCCTCCAGTGGTGTTTCTGCTCCTTCCACAAATTCGCGTCGTGCTTCGTCCGACTGCATCATCCACCATTTAAGTGTAGATGCTTCTACCTTAAAACCGTATCGGATAGAATCGGTAAGGTCTATTTTCCACACCTTCTGTCGTCCGGTTTCACCCGTTTGCGGGTCAAACTCTACGGCAGCCACCGAACGGACCACGCTTCCAGGTGTCCTTCCCAGTGTTTCCGTATCTATCATTACATGCTTGAATTTCTTCTCTCCCATAATCTTTCATTTATGTTGAATCAGTCCGTCTTTACCCACACGGCGTTTCTGGTCTTCCGTAGCTTTTTCTTTCGGAAATCTTCCGTGCCATTTTCCTGGAATATATCTTGCGTGATTTCCGGTTTCGTCAAACTCTATTTTACAGCATTCCGAACAAAGCGGTTTCCATTTGTACGGCAGAAGACTTTCGTCCCATTCTGCATCTGGCGCAAGTCTTGTCACAATGCTCCAGTATTCCGAAGTGGCGGTGTTGTCCACGCACCCGCATTTTGCACAAATAAAACATCCCATGTCAATCCTCCATCATTTGTTTTATCATTTTCAATAGTTCTTTAAATGCAGAAACAGTTATTCCTATTGCAAAAAGAATACTCCATCCAAAAGCTACACTTAATATAGCAACCAGAAAAATATTAAACGGATTCATTCTTTCTTTTGTATATAGGTTTTTCACGAAGCACATCCAGCGCCATGTCGGCCTTTCGTACCATGGCCAGCGTTTCCGACGCATAGAGGTCGCCGGCAGCCATGCGTGCCAGAAGTATCTCGCGGTATTCCGCACGCGCAACTACTTCACCAATTACCGGAGGCTTTCGGAAAAGATTCACCTGATAGCTCATACTTTCTTCCGTTTTGAATCAAACTCCTGCTGGAGGATGGTTTCGTATTCCTCGCCCAGCGGATAGCGGCTGCACAGGTACGCCTTTCCGTTGTAGATAAACCACTGAGGAGTGTGCTGGCGGTTTATGGGAATGCCAAACGCTACCCGGAAATCGTCGGAGGTCACGTCCGGCAGGTCCATGATTTTACGTGCTATCTCCTGCCCTTTCTCGTTCTGCATATTCGGGATATATTCTCCCTTACCGATAAACTGGTAGGCAAAAAGGTTGGGAACTCTATGGAACTTCAGGCTGCCAATGCCTACTCCCGGGAACAGTCGTCCCGGACGGTCCGTCCGCGATTCAGCACCCAGACAGGCGGCAAGTTCGTTGGCCGCTTCCACCGCTCTATTTCCTTTATCAATCAGTTCCTGAATGCAGCGTCCGCGATGCGTGTTCGATAGCGACACCTTGTAGTAATATCTTTTTTCTTCCATGCCGTTTTCAGATAAATTGTTTTATAAGACTAATGATTCCATACAGGCAGAATCCTGCTACCAGTACCATGCCAATCAGGATAAGGCATCCCTGCATGGCCATCTTCTTAAATTCATTCATAATCCACTCCTTTCTCCAGTGTCATGCCTGGAATGTAATACATTCCGCAGGTATTCAGTTTCTCGAGCGCCGTCTGGATGCTCTTCTGTGAATTGTTCACGTAGTTCACCAGATATGCTTTCTTCCCGTTGTACATAGCAGGAATGAATACCGGCATCACCTGGTTCCACGGCAGCACACCTCGCGGCACATTACGCATCAGGCAGTCGTCTGTGAGAATTTCCTCGGCATCCTTTGGCAGATGTTCAAGAAAAATGTGTGAGTCGCCTTCCTCGGCGAGCGTAGTAATAAGGGGATTTTGCAGTTTAGAAAACAGAGCTTTGTTAAGCTCCCTGCGTCGTTGGTTAGTATAGATCATTTGCCCTGCTTTTATGGTTAATTCATTGTTTTTCTTTCGCATGGCAAATGTAACAATTTTTAGCAAGAATCGCATTAAAATTGCACGTAAAATTCAAAAAACCACCGGTTCACGCCTGAGCCGGTGCTGATTATCAATTAATTGAAGTGTATGTTTTATCTTCTGTTTTCCTCTTCAATGTTGGCAATCATTTCCTCGTAAACTTGCGGAGTTATTGCCGGGTCCTCGGTGTCGGTCGTACCGATTTGACGTATCACCACCTCACAGCCCAGGAAGTGAGCCATGCGCAGGAAGTTCACTATGTGCGTGTCTTTTCCACGAGAGATGTCGCGGATAGCTTCGTAGGAAACGCCCGTATCTTTGTCGGCCGTCATGAAGTGAACTCCGCAAATCTCCGCACGGGTGAACAGGAATTTACCTATTTCCTTGGCCGAATTAATGGCACTGTCCGGATAACGCGGAGGATTTGTCGGCAGATTCAGTGCACGATGAATGTTGTAGCGGCGGTATCTTACCACCAGATAGCCTGCGAAAAGCAGGACGCAGATAACTGAGAAAATTGTTGTTCCGTCCATAATTTTACTCTATTTCGTTTAAACTTTCAATTGATTCTTCAATGCTTGAGAGAGCTTCTTCCATGTATTCTATGTACTCCTGCATCCGCTCTCCTTTTTCTGATTCCTGGAAAGACTCAGGGAGGTTATCAAAGGCTTCCTGTTCTTCGTCTTTGAGTTCTTCAAGTTCCTCATATACTTTTCTCAACGACTCTCTTACGTCTTCGATTTCTTTTCTTCTTTTCTTATTCATACGTTTATAATTTAAAAATGAAGAAGGCCGGCGGGGTATTACTCTCCGTCGGCCTTTGCTCTAACTTAAAACTTCGCTTCACAGCGGCAGGAAATTATGATTATTATCATTTCAGAAAACATAATCCGCAACGGTATTCTTTCTTATCTTCCGGAACTTCATATTCAAGCAGGTATTCCGCAAAGAAATCTTTCGCTTCCTCTTCAGTTCCGTTTACATCTTCACAAGCGCTGTCGTCTAAAATTATTTTCCCATCACATACAAGACGGTAGTATCCGCTTATGGACTGTTCGCATTCAAAATTCTTTCCTGTTGCTTTTACTACATCCTCAAAACTAGCTTTCATAACTCTAAACAGTTTTTCCCGTGTGCCTCACGATTTGATTAAACATTCGTAGTCCGAAAGAGTATCACCTCCGCCGGACTTGTTCTAACTTAAAACTAACTTGTGGAATTATTTTGTTAACGGTTTATATGTATTTCCCATAATTCTAAAAGTTTGACGTTGTAAATATAGTCATTTTTCTCAAGTAGCCGAAGGAAAATCACTTTCCCTGCGGCTGGATTACTAACTTAAAAACTTCCGCTTCACAGCGGTAGATGGAATTATATTTCCAAATTATCTAATGCTTCTTTTTCTTCTTTTGACAGAAGACAAACGAAGTCATCGTTACTATAATAACCTTGATCTTCGTCCGGTTCGTCAAAACATCTTTTAGATGAATACATAACACTGCGTAACGCATTATACTCGTCTTTTGTGAGACCTAATATGCTTACTGTATTGTTCTTGTTGAAATGTGTCTTACTCATAATTAATCTCTTAAATTAGTTTCTAATAATTCTTTGTTATCGTATATATTACCGACAATCTCTCCATTAAGCAAGCTTTCAATATGATAAACTTCGTTTTTCTTAAACTGCCCTTTATTATGAAGAATACGAAGAACGGAATGATTGTATTCGTTTGCCTCTATTACAGCAAGAAGTTCATAGTTTGCATCAATATATTCAGAACCAAAACAATTTAAAACTTTAGGGGTAAATTTTACTATATCATTAAAATAGGCTTCTTTACTTTTCTTGTCACATAAACCTATAAACTGGCATATAGTATTTTGATTTACAACACAATACATATAACCATCATAAATACATGGAACTATCTCATTCTTGATATTCTGATAAGATAGGACGCCTTTCACCCATCCGATTTTATTCTTTCCTCTGAATTTTATTTCTCTATTCATAATTCATTTATTTTATAGTTCTACAATAGCACCGGACTAGGTTTCAAACCTGAATCCGGAAGTAGGTTAGATGCGCATAAGTTTCAAACAGTCTTCTGACGAGATTCTACTTTTTGCAAAGCAGTAATGAAGCAAAGTGTATGAAAGTTTAAACTTACCTTTTATACCCTTTACCTTAAATATTTTATCTTCGTATATGTCCATTTTTTCTAGTTCGTTATCTGTTAGGTAGTCAAAAAGTCTTTCAAGACTTTCTCTAATTGTCATTCCTGATATACGAAGTGTTCCAAATGGATTTACTTTTTTAGGTATATTCTCGAATACTATTTCAGCCCCGAAAGAACGAAAATCTAAAATACAATCTTGCAAATCAAGTATATTGTTTTCATCTCCATCATAAAAGAAAGCAAATTTTTTGAATTTTGCTTCAAGTCCTTCAAATATTATTTGCCAAGCGATTTTTGTAGCTTTTCCTGTTATAGATGTTTTGCCAAATGCTACTTCCAACATAATGTTTCTTTCTACTTTCATAATTCCAAAATTTTAGTTAGACAATGCAACCGGAAAGAAATCTCTTTCTATTCCGGTTATGCTTTTATTATACAGCCAATCTTACTGATTTTTTTGCTTTTGGAATCACTTTATATGCTTCCCAAGCTTTTGGCATGGTTGAAAGAGCGTATTTACGGTCGGATTCTGTACTGAAAACTGCACTTTTCATGATTTCTTTGGCTTCTTCCGGAAAATTGATGTACATTCTATTTTCAAACCATTGCCTACCTTTTCCTGAATTTACCATTTCAATGTAGTAAGGTATTACCTTCTTAAACTTATATAGAAATGCGAGTATGTTTTGGCTGGCAGGTACCGGGAATTTTTCTGTAGTTTTACGGCTCATACTTTTTGCATATTTCAATGTAGCGGAAATTCCACTTACCGGAAGTTTGCATTTGAATGTTCCGTATTGTATGGTGGTCATACATTCATTACCATAAACGGTATCTTTTGTTTCGGTTTTAATAACTTTACCGTTGTTGAACACTTCTTTCATCATGTTTTCTAATGATACTCTTTTCATAATTCTGCTTGTTTTTAAGTTAGACGATAGTACCGGGCTAAGATCGCAGACTTAGACCGGTTAGTAGCTAATTTCATTTACGAGGTCTTATTTTTCTGAACTTACCTTCATAATCAGCATTTACATGTCCTGATTGAGAAAGGGTTATATTCCTACTTCTTCGATACATTTTATATTCTCCCCACCAATATGCGTTATATTTCTTACGCATATACTTGAGAAGATTTATAACTTCGTCAGGGTTTTCTCGTGAGTATTCAAACCATTCTGAAATGCCACCTTTCCCATCATTATCAAATACAACTACTAATAGACCTGATTTTTGATTTCCCATAATTCTTTATTTTAAGTTAGACTATGTATCCGGAGGGAGTATCACTCTCCGTCCGGCTTTCCTTAGCAGGAAAAATCATCTTCTGTGAAATTGATACCTGAATAAGCTTCGTATATCATTTCGTCAGAGATAATACTGTCAGCTCTGGCAAGTTCGTCATAAGAAGTACCCTCTCCTACTTCTTCATTGTGTTGCATCAGATAACTCTGCTTGAGTTCTATCAACTGCTCTCTGTTTAATTCTGATATATACATGACTATAGGTTTTAATTTTTAAAAAGAAATAATTCATTATTACCAGGTATATATACCTTACCGTTTTCTAAGCATAAGAATAAATCTGACTGACTATTTCCTGATGCTTTATAGAAAGCTTCGTAATTGTATTTTTCTCCTTTACTCCATTCGTAGGTACTCATACCTAATTCCCTGTCAGAACTAATTCTTCTGCAAGCTGCCTCGAAAGACATGTTTTTATCACCTAATGGACGAAATGTATATCCATTGTATTTAAAATCTTTTCCCATAATTCAAATTTTTAAAAGTTAGACAATAGCAGCCGGAGGGAGTATCACTCTCCCACCGGCATTCGGTTAACTCATGGGAATGTAAACGTCTTTTGCATTTGGATTCGGGCGATAGATAGTCAGCGTTTTGCCATCGTTATGAGCAAAGCATCTTACTTTGCTACCGTTGCACATATCTTCTACAGGCTTGCATCCTTCAGGAAGTTCTTCAAGCTTCCAGAAATATGCGCTTTTTAGAAACTGATTTGCATAATACTGACCGGAATCATCTTTTCTGTAAGTAAGTCCTACATATCCAGCCCATTCTTTAAATGCCTTGATAGTATAGAACTCTTTAAATATGTACATGAAATCCTGCATAATTACTACCTTTGAATGTCTTTCTTTCATGTAGTGCGGACTGTTGAAATATATTTTATGCTTAGGTATTATCTTCATGTTTTTTTGTCGGAACTTCTTTACTTTTACTGTAAAGTAAATTCCTTGTCTTGCACCTGCTCCATAACAACCCCAGGTCCAGAATACGCGGTCTTCATATCCAACAAACTCAAAGTTTGAAGAATGAATATGAGTAAACGCGCCACCTGAAGTTGAGAATGATTTACCGTTTGTCCATGAGCTTCCGCTTTCACATACATACATCAATCCGAATTTATCTACACTCTCAACCAGCGCATGATTGTAAAAGCTATTGTAATTTACAAACTCTATCATATCTCCTTTCTGCGGCTGCATAAGTGATTTATCATAGTGTGTAAAAAACTCTTTTTCCACATCATTTGCTATCTGATAGTTGCTGTTCCATTCTTTTTCGGTAGTGTAATATCCGTTACCATTCCAACGCATGTTTGACTTTTTAAAATCTTCTAATGTCATCATAATTCCAATAGTTTAAGTTAGACAATAAGTAAGGCAGTCGGAATCACTTCCGGCTGCCCTCTACATTACAGATAGAAAGCTTCTCTCAGCTCTGGTTCGCGTTTCTTTGAGAAAACCCAACCGGCACCGCATTTCAGTTTACCGTTGAATCGTCCGCCAAGCTCCTTGAGCTTCGCTACATAGTCGCGGGTGTTACCGATGATAGCCACAGCCTTTTCGCTATAATCTACAATCTGCAAATCAGATTTATTTTCTACGGCTTTTGCTGTAGAACTTACAGGTTTTTCCTCCGGTTTCTGATAAAGGTCTATATCACTCAGATAACCTCGTAAACAACTTGAAGCAGAAGTGTACTGGTTAGATTCCACAAACTCTGAATAAGACTTTGGGAGAAACTGATTTGTTTCAGTTATTCCGATAGCCTCTGGATGTTTCGCATAGAATTTTTCTTTTGTCTCATTCCAGATTTTATCAGAATAGCTGCGTTCCAAATCCGGCATATAACCGATTCCACCATATAAGGAAGTAAACTCGCTTTTGATGTGTTCTTCAATGTCTTCGTATCCGTTAAATGTCGTATCTACAAACTTAGAACAGATTTTAGCAACCATCTTTTCGGTCGGACCGTCCGTCCATCTTATGTTGTAGCTTTTTGAACCATTCTTTTTGGAATAGAATTTTACACCTGGGAAAGCACGCTTCAGAAGCACAAGCATGTTTTGTTTGGCCGTCTTGTCGTCATAGCTATTACACTCAGTCAGTATCGAGCCATACTCTTTTCGGAGCTGATCGGTACGATTTTGGCTGGCTATACGTTTGTTTTTCTCCAGACGCTCGTTCCATGCCTGCTGTACTTCGCACTGGTGAACCAGTTTGGCTATTTCCTGCTCGGGCATACGGTAGTCGGGCTCTTTGTCGTCCCAATAGTAACCAATACCGAACTTCTTTGATAACGGCTGGTCGTCCTGCCCTACTCTCCAGTATGCGAAACGGTGCGGTCTACCGATTTCTGCCATTTTCTGCCGTCCGTGAATGTCTGGTGCAGAAGTCACGATAAACTTACCGCTTTCGCTTCCTCCATAACCTAAGAACCCATAAACGCGCTGGCCTACTTCGAGAACCTTTTTACCGATTTCTACCATCTGAAAACCATTTGACCAATCCATTCTGTACATTTTTCCTGATTCCATAATTCTATAAATTTTAAGTTAGACAATAGGCCCCGGCAGATTCTCAAAAACCTGCCGGAATGTTTAAGCTACACAGAAGTAGAAATCACCCTGATGGCGGTATCCGCTGGTAAGCAATGTCCTGGAGTATGCTTCGTAGTCGAAATACTGACCGAACTCTGTTTGAAGTTCTTCAGGCCATTTCATTTCCGCCATATAGGTGGCAAACGCTTCTTCAGTATCGAACTGACCCTGATATTTTTCTCTGAACTTTTCTACGAGCTCTTCACCGTCTTTGATATAGGAATAATCCACAAAGTACATATCAAGAAACGTAAAAAATGCTTCTGTCTCTGTGTCATCCATATCTTTTGCGCACTGAATGATACCAAATATTCGCGGGTCGATATAGCTTTCGTTTATCATACCGTCTGGTATGTTTGAGTAGTCCTGATACATAAACTCCGGTTCGTCTTCGTCACTATGCAATTCCTTACAGGCTTCCATAAACTCATCTTTTGATTTATAGTCGGCCAATTCCATCCATGCGCCAGCCAGCGAACCTTCATTATATTTCTTATATGTACCTACATATACGCTTGCTCTGATTAATTTTGATTTTTCCATAATTCCAATAATTTAAGTTAGACATAAAAGAAGCCGGAAGCAGTTTCAGGCTGCTTCCGGCTGGATATTAATTGTAGACTCTGACTTTTTTTACATGCCATATACCGCGTAGAAAATGACTGTCAAATCTCGCATTCTGTATTGAGCGGTACGGACCGCGTTTTGCACCTCCGTTACATAGGTCCACACATACCAGGTAGTATTCATAATGATATTTTCCCATAATTCCTTTGTTTTAAGTTAGACATAAAGCAGGCGGCCACCGGATAATCAGCAGCTGCCTGTATGAATCACTCAAGCTTGAATAGAAAAAGATTCTCTTTGCCTTCCATATCAAAGGTGTATTCCGGTTCCTTTTTTATGTGGGAGAAAAAGTCATCCTTTTTTTGATACACATACAGATACATTCCTTCGATATTTACATCTTCTTCCGTTCCGAAATACTCTTTTGTATTTACATCCTGAACAAACCCAGAACAACAGTTATCAAGTCCTTCGCATGAAAAGTGATTCAGCAGATTAAAAGTTTCTTGTGTCATAATTCCGATAATTTAGTTATACGATAGCATCCGGCACCGCTGCAAGGCGGAACCGGGTAATAGTCAGGAAAGAGCACGATTCAGACGTTTCCGGATTTGTGGTACCGTATAAAAATCCCCATAATAATTTCCTCCGAATACGCCATCATATCCATAATAGGAAAGTATGTCACTCAACATATATTGAGGAAAGTTTTTTACGTCATCCAGCCATTCTTTCCCATTTTCCATACAGCATGTAGAAGCTATTCTGGCTGCATCCGGATATTCATTTTCTCCCATGGTGTCAATAAAATATTTTTCCCATTCTTTCGGATTGAACCATCCGTATGCGTATAAAGGTTTGTCTCCTTCATAGCCTGCAAGATATATCACCTGATATTCATAATTTCCATGGTAACGCATAAGAAAACCGTAATCAAATAACGATGATTCATTGTTAGCATCCACGCCAAACCAATTTCTGTTTTTATCCATAATTCCATAGTTTAAGTTAGATATAGCACTGATTCCTGATATAAACAGGAATCAGTTTTGTTTAATAACGTAAACCTAATTCTGTACATTCTGACGGAGATATAGTTTTGTAATTTTTTTTATACCTACCAAAATCGTCATTATGACAAATTTTTCTTGCAGGTTTCCTGTCATATGAGTAGCACACATTTTCGCCTTTTGAGATAAATATTGCGAATTTATAGGCCAAATATTCAACCGATTCCTTATTAAATGTGCTACTCCATGTATTTACTACATACTTAACTTTATTATCATTGTCTACGATAACAAGGTATTTGTCTTCCCTGTCCCATACATAACCGATTTCTACATTTACGTTTTTACCGTTTACATCTAAAAGCTTCATAATTCCTATAGTTTTAAGTTAGTAATCGTGTCTGGAAGTACCGTAAAGCACCTCCAGCATGGAATTAATACCCCATAGCGTCGTAGTACGATTTGTTTTTTACGTACTCTCTCGCTATTTCGTAGTCACTGCAATCTTCGCCGAGCTTTGCGCTAATACTTTCGTATGCGCTTTTGGGCATTACATAAATAACCTGTTCGCTCCAGTCGGAACGACCGGCGAAACATAAAGCCATGAATAAAAACACGCAGCACAGAATGACTTTAATTTGCTTTTTCATAACTCAAACTATTTAAGAAGTTTGCAGGCCGTACACCGGCAAAGGTGAACGGCCTGATAGAGTTCATTCTGAGATGTATTCATCCCAAGATTTTTCAAGCATACCGTTATCTTTTGCCCATTTTCCATAACGGGATAGAAAATCTTCAAAATCATGCTTTTCTGAACACTTCAAGTTTTTCATATAGGACTTATTCCCATAGAACTCTGATAACTCTTTTTTCCATCCATTATAGAATGAACATTCATGACCATTGGCTAATATTCTTCCAGCATAGTCTTTTAATTCTTCATTTACTTTGCCGAATGTATTAATGTAACCACAAGCATAGAAAAACAGTAATTCTCTCATAATTCAAAAAGTTTATAGTTATACATACAAGAAGTGCCATGCACCCGAAAGCGCATAGCACTACATAGGTAGGGGTTTTCCGTACCACCCCCGAAGCTGGTTTTCGTTGCGTTGACGCATACCCGCCTATATGCACCATGATACACTATTTGCATAGCGTTCACGGATACACTTTTCACATAGACGACCTTTGCAGGCGCACCGCCATACAGACACACGTGTCCGCATGGTACGTTGATTCCATAGGCCCGGATAACTCCCAGCCCGTTCCATACATACGCTAAAACAGTATGGATCTTTTCCGGTTAACTACTCCGGCATACACCCAAGATTGAACAGGGCATAGCACACCCGTACATGAATCCATACGGACACGGTGCACCCTGACTGACCGTTCAACACGTTGCAGGACACACCGCACCCATACGGGTACAGTTATGCCATAGAATTATGAATTATGATTTTCCGGCCCTGGATACCTTCAGACTCTTGGCCTGGATAACTATAGGCGCACACGTGCGCCCCTATATGCAACAGTAGCACACGTGCCGCCGTATTACATAGGTAGGTATCTTTTTTGCCGGCCGTATGAGATAGAATATATTTTTGTGGGTGTCCGGGAATCGGACCCGGACTAATACCATACACCCTAAAGATTAAGCCGCGTCTACAATACGTCCTGCAATTTGTTGCAACATATCTTCAGAAGCGTCTAAGAATTCTATTTTTAAAGCTTGCAATGTAGCGTTTATCTTAGATTCACGTTTTTCTGCTTTCTTTGTTTCTTTCTTTGCCGCTTTCTCTTTTGCTGCTTTTTCCAGTTTTTCCTTTGCCTGATTTATTTGTAGCAAACTTTCTAAGCTTGCAAAAAAATCATCTTCATCGAATCTTATTGGGACGTATTCGAAATATTTTTTCCCTATCTGAACTACTTTTAATTCGTTCCCGTCCAATGTTTCAATATCTGATAATCTTTTTAATTTACAGAAAACAGGCAAACCGTCTCCAAGCTCGAAGCTTAGCAACATAGAAAGATCAACTTTCTTTATACCGTAAAGATCTAAGTATCTTTTGATTTTTTCCTGATCACGGTTTTTGTTTATTGTATTCATAACGCCAAACGGTGATCTATTAAGCTTTTTAGTTTCTTTTTTAGCTTCGCGTCTCAATACTGATTTAGATACATTTGTTTTCATAAGTCCATAATCTTAAGTTAGTAATATAGTAACGGGTATCGACTATGCACGACCCGGGAGAACATAGTTCACCCGTTAGGCTACCTTTCGGCTCCTTTCCCGCTATCAATATATTACTATCTCATACGGATATTATTGTTACAGACTAACCGCGCCGCGTGTACTTTGTTCCGTTTGCTTTCGTGTGTGGTTGTCAAACTATGACAGCCGGGAAAATATCAAACTATGATAGTGAACAGGATCACCATACGGAACGCGGATCACGTTTATACGGTATTTTTTCAAAGAACGTTTTTCCGGGCTTTGGCAAGCCCCGGAGGCTTGGTAAACGTTTGCTTATCGTTTACAGTTACAAAGGTAGTACTATTTTCTTTATATGCAGATAAGTGGTACTATTTTCTGTATTTATTTAACCGTTATTTACTATTCAAACTAAAACGAAAGGTTTATTTACATTTACCGCGCTTTCTGGTGGCGTTCCTACATGGTGAGGAACGCCACCAGCAGCGGCCACCAGCAGCCAGCAGCGGCCACCAGCAGCCAGCAGCGGCCACCAGCAGCCAGCAGCGGCCACCAGCA